AGCGCCGCGTTCTAGCGATCGGTATTTTCCCTTGACATCCTCACCGCGCTGAAGCGACGGTGATTCCCGGCAGATCGAACAAGCTTAATTGGACGATCTTCGGATGGGTTGACGCTTCACGGGATGCCGCTCCCTTAGCGGAAGTCTTACGCTTTCCTCCACGTCCGTTTTGAGTCTCCGAATGTCCTCCGGCGACCTTGATGTTTACCGCGGCCGTGATGTCTCTATCGTGGAACGCGCCACAGAAGAGACATTCCCACTCGCGGATATTCAACGCCTTTCTCCCGCCGATATTCCCGCAACAGGAACATCGCTGGCTAGTCGGTTCCCATCGGGAAATGACCCGAAAATCCCGTCCGTATTTCTCCGATTTTGCCGCTAACATATCTCGGAAAGAACGCCATCCGAGATCCGATATAGCGCGGGATAGTTTTCGGTTTTTCATCATCCCCGACGTGTTGAGATCTTCCAGAATTATCGTTTGGTTTTCACGGACAACTCTAGTAGATATTTTGTGGAGAAAGTCGGTACGGGTATCTTTGATCCGAGCGTGGATCTTCGCTACCCGTTTTCTCGCCCTCTCCCGTCGCTTACTTCCCTTCTGTTTTCGGGATAGGTTTCGCTGTGCCTTCCGTAGCCGCTTCAGTCGCTTCTTTAACGGTTTCGGCGCGTCGATCTTCTCTCCCGTACTCAGGGTAGCGAACGTGGCGATCCCGAGATCGATTCCTACCGAACTTCCGTTATCGGGGAGTTTTTCGGGAACGATCTCAACAACGAAGCTTAGGAAATAGCGATCCGCCGCGTCTTTAATCGCGGTGACGCTAGAGGGAATCGAGGGGAGTTCTCGACTCCAGACAATATCTAGTTCACCGATTTTCGAGAGGGTGACGGTATCTCGATTAACTTTGAATCCCCCTCTCGTGAACCGCGCCGATTGTGCCGATCTCCGCTTTTTAAAACGTGGCGGTCTAACCTTTCTCCCTTTTCGCTCCCCCTTGCACGACTTGAAAAAGTTCGAGTAGGACTGTTCGAGATCGTTTAACGATTGCTGTAGCGGGATAGCCGATACCTCGCTTAACCATTCCCGCTTTTCGGTCTTTTTCGCCGCGGTGATAAATTGTTTTTGAAGTTCAGATCCTTTCGGTTTCTTCTCTCCTTTTCGATAGATCTCCTCGCAATACGCTAACGCGTCGTTCCACACGACCCTGACGCACCCGAACAATTTACCGAGGGCTTGTTTCTGTGAGTCGGTGGGATAGATTCGGTAGCGATAGCGTGCTTTCATGCTAGTATTATATCGCAAAACTAGCCAACGGGTAGACATGGAAAGGCAAAGGTTTAGTATCCGAATAGAGTCCGAGCGACTAGAGAAACTACGGAGAGTGGCGCGACAGAGAAAAAAGACCATGACTCAATTAGTTGAGGACTGGATCGATAGACTGGAAGAAAAGCCGTCCTCCGCTTCGCTAAAGGACGGGGCTTTAGACCCAGATCTCCGGTAACGAAAGAATCGGTATCGAGTCCGAAAACCGCGGCGAGAACCCGCATATTCCCGAGGTCGGGGCAGGACGCGATACGCGGTAATTCCCAATTCTGAATCGCCCCGACGGAGAGACGAACGCCCGGAATTCCGAGGCGATCCGATTCGCGCTCGATCCAGACCACGAACTCCTCTTGCGTCATGCCTAAATCGTCGCGTTTTTCTTTTAAAGTTTTCCCGAGGCGTTCGATTCCGTGTTCGGTTAGAGCCGAAGATTTTACCCGCTTTCTCGGAACGGTTTTTCCGTTCTCGTCGGTAACGGTGCGCGATACGGCCATATTAGATCTCCTAGTTTTTGTTCAGTAAGGATACAGATTATTCTATCCTGTATTCCAAAAATATGACAAGATCGACCGGGAAAAAGCTTGTCCGAGCGGGTATGTCGAGCGGTTCCGTTGTGCTAGGCTAAAAGAATCGTTCTCTATCCGACTAGAAAATTATGATTCAGTCACCTACCGAAAAGCCTACAAAATTTTCGTCTTATATCGATCGCGAGATATGGGAACAGGTCGGGGAGAGGGAGAAACAGACCGGGAAATCCCGGAGACAGATTATAGAGGCGGCCTTATCCCTATTTCTCTCGATCCCCCCCGAGATCGAACTCCAGATCGACCGCGAGATCCGCGACTCCTATCTTTCAAAACTCCGTAAGAGATTGTAAAGTTACGGGGAGATTACTCTTGTAGTATTCCCCTACAAGAAAGTTTCTGTTAGGATTAGTCCTAGATTCTCTCTTCTAGGGGATCGGAAACCCAATAAAAAAACTCGCGGTGAGCGAGTTCTCTAATTCCAATCAAAAACTTTATGTTCTTATGACCTCAATACTAACACAGAACCGCGTCAAATTGCAACCCTGCCCCCATTGCGGGAACCGGAACGAGACTAATTACTGTTTCGGCTATACCTCGGACGAGGGAAATCTGCTCTCGGTGTGTAGACGGGGAGCCGATCCGGGCGATGGATGGGAGCGATCGAAAAAGTCCACTGGCACGGGCGAGCCGATCTACTATCTCAAGCGCGACAAGAAATTTTCAGAATTTAAAAAAGAGAAAACTACCCACTACGCCTATCCCCCGCTACGGGACGGCACGATCGTCCGGGTGTACCGCAAGGATTACCGAGAGGGCGCGAACTGGAAAAAGGATTGCAGACAGCAACACTCGAAAGACGGCGGGAAAACTTGGATCTGGAACCTACAGGGTATTGAATATAACGAGATCCCCCTGTACCGCGCCGATAGACTCGGGAAAGCGATCGCCGCGGGAACCCCGATCCTCGTGGTCGAGGGAGAGAACAAGGTAGAGAAATTAGAGGCGATGGGGTTTGTCGCTACCTGTAGCCTCGGGGGGGCGGGCAAGTGGCAAGAATCGCACTCGGAATTTTTGAAAGGGGCGAAATTAATTCTCTGCCCGGATCGCGATAATCCGGGAGTGAAGCACGTTGCCCGAATCTATCGAGATTTTCCCGACGCGCGTTTCTTGTACGCCTATCCCGATTCCGTTCTCTGGAACCATCTGCCCGAGTCCGGGGGTTGCGATATTATCGACTGGATCGAGGAAAAGAAAATCTCGAAAGAGGAAATTCTAGCGGCCGTTGTCGATGCCCCGAAAGAGATCCGCGTCAGGGAACCCGTGAAGCCCGCGGAAGAAAATTTATTGACGATCGAGGAAATCATCGCGGCGATCGACGCGGCGATCGAGCAACGCCTAACCCGCACCCAATGGGAAGCGAAGATCCACGGGTGGGCGAAAGCCTCGGGTAAAACACCGAACGACATCCGCGAACTGAAGAGAGCGAGGGAACGGGAACTAGAAGAGTCGGATCGGATCGACGCGGCGATCGGGGATTTCCTCAAGAACAGCCACTACCGGCAGAAAGAACTCGATATACACAAGATCCTCCCGCCGAAACTCGCGGAGGCACTAGAATCTCGGGCTAACACGATCCGCCAACCGTCGATCCGGCTACTTCATTCGCTCTGGCCGGTCATGGGCGCGATCCTCGGTTCCCGGTTCGCGATTAATATGAGGACGTCGCGGAACTCTTCCGAGTGTTGGAAAGAATTCCCGATCTTTTACATGGCCGACGTAGATTATCCGAGCGGCGGGAAAACCACGACCCAAAAACAGATCTACCGTGTTCTCAAAGAGCGCGACCTGATCGAACAGGATCGGATCGATCGCGAGTACGATCGCCTCGAACAATTAAAAGCGGAATGGGCGGAAATGACCCGCGACGAACGGCGCGAGAACATGACCAACGCCGATGTTAACCCGCGCCTCTACGAGCGGGAACACTGCCGGGCGAAACGGTGGGTGTACGACGAGGGAACGCTAGACGCGATTCTCAAAACCTCCTCCCTACAATCCCGATGGCAGGGCGCGGTATGGCTCGCCGACGAACTGACCGGATTATTCGACGGGATGAACCAGTACAAATCGGGCGGGAAAGGTAGCGATCGACAAAGGCTATTATCCGCGTGGAACGATCCCTTGCAGTTTACTTTTGACCGGGTGAACCGCGAGAACCGTTATACCTTGAACGGTCAAACCCTCAACGTTCTCGGGGGGATACAGATCGGGAAATTGCAGAAATACCTCGATCTTTCCGATGACGTTGACGGGCTAGTTTCCCGGTTTCACTTCCTGATTAACGAACCACTCGATCCCGTTCCCGGTCGCCCGCCGATGGACATGAACTCGATCGAGTCCCTAATCCTAGACGCGTTCAATCGGGTGAACGGTATCGATCTAGAGGTCGGGGAGAACGGGGTAGAGCGCAACGATCTTTGGTTCACCGAGAAGGGCGAGAATTTCGCTTGGGATCTCAACTATCGCTATAACAATCTCGTCAAGTTGAACCGCTCGAAAAATCCCTCGCTGTCCGCGTATGTCGGGAAGCAGATGAAAATGTTTTTACGGTTCGCGCTCTCGATCCATCTATTGAACTGGATCTACGATCCCGAACATACCGACCTCTACCGAATTCCCGTGCAGACCGCGGCTAAGGCGGCCGCCGTGACCGACTTCTATATCAATCAATTTCTCGCCATTCAGGGGATTACCGGCGGCGACGACCAGAACCCGATTCAGGGAATCCTACATGAAATATGGGATCTCGTGAGAACGGCGGGCAAGATCACGACCCGCGAGATCCATCAAAAATTTCAGTCCCGCAAGATCGACGGACAGAAAATGAATTCCGCTCTCGCCCTCGAACTACTCGAACAATTACAGAAGGCCGGACACGGACGGTTAGAGGGAAAAACACTGCACTACCTAGAGCCAACGGCGATCGCCGTAGAGGAAACGGTATTCGAGGAAGAGGAAATTATTATCGAGTCTAGTGGTCAGGAGTCAGAATTCAGGAGTCAGGAATCAGGAGTCAGCGCTGAAGAACTCCCCTCGGTTTACAGCGCGGACGGAACCCATATTGACGCACTACCCGATTACGAGCGGCAGGAAGTTTTGATCCGAACCGCGGAACCGGCCGACGCGGGGGGCGAAATTATTCCAACCCGCACGATCGCCCGGATCGTGGGGATAACTTTCGACACGATCGGGAACTGGCTGATCGAGGCGGAAACCCGATTCGGGGAAACCCTGAACCGATTTACATTGCCCTTCGGCAGTTGCTACGTGAACGACGTGGGAACGTGAGATTTTAAACATCCGCTTTGACTTTTCTGTAAACTTTTTTGAACGAAATATCATGACACTAACCCTACTCAGTCCGGGACAGTTGACGGCCGCCACGATTTTTTCGGGAGGCGGCGGCGCGGATGCCGCTCTAAGAAAGCTCGGATTCAAGATCGTCGGCGCGTTAGAGCGGGAACCGAAGATCGCCGCGGTCTACCGCGAGAACTTCGGGGATCATATCGCCGTGGCCGACGCGCTCGGGTTCGACTATCGCCGGTGGGAAGGGATCGATCTGCTTCACGCGTCCCCGGTCTGCAAGGGCTACTCGAACGCCCGGAGTCGGGAACTCCCCCCGCACCCCGATAATAATGTCGGGTACGCGTGTATCGAAGCTATCGAGGCGATCCGTCCCCGGTGGTTCACGCTCGAAAACGTCTCGGATTATCGAAAGTCCGATGTTTATAAGGCGATCCACGCTTGCCTCGAAAAACACGGGTACAGAACTTTTCAGAAAGTGATCAACTGCAAGGATCACGGCGTTCCGCAAAACCGGAAGAGGCTTGTACTCGTGGCCTCTCGGGACAATATCGACTATCGATTTCCCGAACCGAAACCCGAGATCGGGTGGTACGCGGCGATCGAGCATCTTTTACCCGATTGCCCCGAGACAACTTTTGCCGAGTGGCAGAAACGGAGACTGAAAGATTTCGATTTTACCTGTCTGATTAACGAGGACGGGAAACGCTCTCGGGGAGTCCCCGCGGATGCCCCGTCACCGACCGTAACCGCGTCGGGGTCGGGGGCGAGATTCAAGGCGATCCTCGTGGATAACAACCGCAAGGCTCTCCGCTATCCCGAGTATCGTCCCGCCCCCGCGATCCGATCCGCCCATCAGGGCGCGCTTCGGGTACTCATGCAACGCGCCGGGGGGAATAAAGACAGAACGAACCCGAGGGGAGAACACGAACCCGCGCCCACGCTGACGTGCGGGGGAGGACACTCGCACACCCTAGACGTTATCGAGCTAATCCCGTCCGTCCCGCCCGAATACATCAAGATCGTGAAATTAACGCCCCGTTGCCTCGCCACGCTCTGCACGTTCCCCGCGGATTACCGACTACCGCCACAAGTCACTCTCGCGACGGAGATTATCGGCAACTGTTTCCCCCCGAACGCTTACGAGGAGATCGTCCGATGTCTATTGGAGAGTACCGAGAATCGACTTACCCCGACAAGATCTATCGCGTAGATTCCTACGGTCAAATTTTTCGGAAATGCAAACCCCTCGGGATCGTCAAAACGGCGATCGGGATCTTCTATCATTTCGAGTCGATCGATCCCGAATTCCCCGAGCTTAGGGGATACAAATTTTGGTGTTTTAGAAAGGAAGATTTCACGGAAGTTACTTTCTAGAAATTTACTTGACAATTCAAGAAAGAATTAGTAGGATTTAATTAGTTTAGAAGTCAAAAGGAAAGATGAAATCACTTGTTAACGAGAATAGTTGCGTTTTAATGTCCCTCGCTTATTGGTATAGAGATCAGTATTACGATCGTCCGACGGGAGATCTAGATCCTTCTGGAGAGCTTAAAAGACAAGTTTTGGCTTTCAAACTAGGGGCGATTAACGAGTGTTTGAAAAAGCGCGGGGAAAAGCCTATCAAATGGAAAAAGCGCGAGCGTAAACCCAGTAAAGTCGAGGCGGCGTAATGGCGAGAGAGAAAGTAGTTATCTGGACTAATTTAGGCGAGAAGGGAAACACGAAAGGACTTATCCGCCAGATCGAGGAAAGAGAATCTTCGGAGAGGCTAAAAGCCCATTTGCTAAAGTGTAAAACTCATTTAAAGGAGTGGAGAGAATGAGTATCGAAAAAGAAATCAATCAACACGGAGAGATCAAATTAACCGATCTCGATCGGAGATTAAAAGTTACTTTAACCCCTCGCCCCTACGTCTACAATTATCAATTACAGATAGAGGGGATCGGAGACAGCTATCTCTGCTGGTCAAAAGCTAAAGCGAAAGCGTTGCGAGATATTTTAAATCAATTGCCGTTAGACGATTAAGAGAGAGAGATGAAAGAAACAAAAATCAGCGAGAGAACAGGATTAACTTACACTAGAAGCCCTGTTTTCGAGGATACACGCCCGAGCTACTACCTAAGCGAACCGCTAACCGCAAAACGAGCGAGGGAGATAGCGTACACGATCCCGGGTATTTACTACGCTGTTCGAGCCGTTGACGGGGGAACCGATTTATTTATCGCGGAGAGAAATAGTTTTATTACGAAGCTTGCCGGATACGATCCCGAAACACTCCTAATCGGATACTGCAAAATCGACGCGAGAGGAAACGAGTACATGGTTGTAGGGGGGAGCTTATGAACCTAACATTATTCCAAGAAACCGAAAAGAACACCCTGACAATCTCGTCCCCGACGATCCAACTCCGTCCCGATCAGAAAGCTCTTAAAAAAGAGATTTACGGCAACCTCAGATCGGGATTTAAAAGGATTCTAGCCGTCGCTCCTTGCGGGTACGGAAAGTGTCTAGCAAAAGATACGCCGATTATTATGTATGACGGTAGCGTGAAGCTATCGCAAAATATCGAGGTAGGGGATATTCTGATGGGGGATGATAGCAAGCCCCGTCATGTCGATTCGATCTGTAGAGGAAGAGAAACTATGGTAAAGGTAATCCCGAACAAGGGAGAGCCATTTACTTGCAACCGTAGCCACATTCTTTCGTTAGTTTATAACGGGAGAAGCTATCCGAAATCGGGATGGATCAACGGAGATGTTTACGATTTTTCTATCGATCAGTACCTTTCTCTCCCGAAACATATTCAGATCTCGATGTTGCTCTATCGGGTTCCTGTAGAATTCGACAGCAAACCCATCACGATAGATCCCTACTTCCTCGGTATCTGGCTAGGAGATGGCAATCACAGGCACACGGATGTCTGTACGTCTAATCCTGTATTGATCGACTATATAAAGAAATACGCCGATCGTTTAGGGATGAAAGTTTATTCTGATGCAAGGAACGACAACCCGAATTCTCAGCTTCACAGGATCACGATGGGAGAGAAGGGACGAAGAAAGAATTATTTATTGAACATGATGAGAGACTTAGATCTTGTCCAAAACAAGCATATTCCTCAGAACTATCTAATCAACTCAAGAGAGGTCAGGTTAGAACTTCTCGCCGGACTTCTTGACACGGACGGACACTGGCAGATAAAAGGGGGCTACGAGATAGCGCAAAAAAGAAAAGAACTCGCGGATCAAATTGTTTTTCTCGCTCGCTCTCTAGGTTTTTTCACAAGCGTGGGAACCAAAGAAGTAAAAGGAGAAACTTACTATCGTGTCAGAATTAGCGGTAATACAGAAACTATCCCGATCAAGACCGAATACAAGAAAACCCCGAAAGAATACACGGAAAAACAGAAATGCAATGTTTTAAGAACAAATTTCAAGCTAGAGTTTTTGGAGGAAGATAATTATTACGGGTTTACAATCGACGGAAATCGCCGCTTTCTCTTAGGGGATTTTACCGTAACCCACAATACAGTTCTATTCTGCCAAATGATTTACGACGCGGCGATCAAGAAACAACGTCGCACACTGATCGTCGTGCCGTTCACCTGCTTGATCGAGCAAACGATAGAAGCTCTCGAAAAATTCGGATTAACCGCGGGAATAATAGCGGGAGAGTACAAAGAAGACCGAACCCGAAAAGTGCAGATCGCCACGACTCAAACACTAGCGAGGCGGGATATTTCATGGTTCGATCCCGAAGTTATTTTTCTCGATGAGTGCCATTTGTCGGCGTACTCGCTTTGGTTCAGGGGTAATTTTAATAATCTCAAAAACGGCAGACAGACGACCTCGATAAAAGACATTTCTGCCGAACTCGCTACTCTCGGAATCGCCGTCGAGCGGGAAGGATTGGAATTCGGGTATCGGGTCACTTTCGAGGAAGTGAAAACTAAATTCAAATCCCTCGCCCTTCTCCATCATCCCGACCACGGGGGAACGAAGGAGAAAATGCAAGAATTAAATTCCGCTTGGGAAATCCTTAGAAAACAGGAACATTTATTTTCGGGGAATGAATTATCGACGGATAACCGGATCGTGATCGGACTGACAGCGACCCCGTGGCGATTGTCGAAGCGGGAGGAAATGGGGGACATTTTCGAGACACAAGTTACCGGCCCGACCCCGAGAGAGATGATCGACCGCGGCGCGCTCGTGGGATGCGTCTACTTCGCTACTAAAGACCAGATCGACACGAAAGGAGTTAAGTCTACCGGCGGTGATTTCGACGCGGCGGAACTCGAAACCCGTTGTCTTGAGGCGGTACAGTCGATCGTCGGGGAATACAAAAGGCTCGGGCAGGATCGTCCGTTCGTCTGTTTCGCCGCGGGGAAAGTTCACGCCGCCTCGCTCGCGAAAGAATTCACCGATCGGGGGATTCCCGTCGCCACGATCACCGCGGAAACCCCGCACGAGGAAAGACGGGAAATATTTAAAAACGTGGCGCGACTGAAAACGCGGGGGATTATCAATATCAATACTTGCGGTATCGGGTTCAATCTGCCCGAAATTAGCTGTATTATTCATTCCCGCCCTACTAAGAGTACGACCCTTTATATCCAGATGACCGGCCGCGGTCAACGGATCTGCAAGTGGCTCGGGAAAGAGGACTGTATCGTTCTCGATCAGGCGGGAAACGTGAAGCGTCACGGCTTTATCGAGGACGTGACCTATCCCGTTCTCCGGGGATCTGGAGACATCGAGAAGGGCGAGGCTCCCGTCAAGGAATGCGAGAATTGCGGTTGCATGGTTCACGCGTCGGCGCGGGTCTGTCCCGAGTGCGGGTTCGAGTTTATTTCCGAGGGGAAAGAGAGGCGGATAGCGAACGAGAAGTTACAGCTTTTAGTCTCGGACGAGGATAAAAAAATCTATTACGCCTATCGGGAAGCGCGGCGGGAAGCGTATAAAAAAGGGAAGAAGCCCGAAGCCGCTAGGTTCGATGTTGCTAGGATCTATAAATTAACGGATTGGTGGCCAAAGAAGTTCTGGAAGCTTCACGCGGTATTCGGGGAGAAGTATACTGAAGACAACGTGAAAAGTTATCAAGATTATTTGAATCGTTGTTGCGGCGGTATCGATAATCAAAAATGGGTAGAAAGCAAAATGCGCGAGGAGTTCGGGGATGACTACGGCGAGAATACTGGGAAGTAACGGGCTATTACTGTCCTCCTCTCAAGAATATAAAGAACAGGTCGCGAACGAATTATTTAGACTCGTCAGCGTCGCCCGCGCGCCGATCGTCTCCCGAATTGTCACGACCCCCCCGACGAACGGACTAAGCCCCGATTCGTTCTATATCGTTCCCGCGGGCGCGTCTGGCGCGTGGTCGGGAAAGACCGATAAAATCGCTTGCCCGGCGATCGGGTTAAGCGGACAGGTAATTTCGGGCGCGTGGAAATTTTACGATCCTTTCGAGGGATTAAAAGTATCGCTCCTCTCGGGAGGGGATCTAGTTTATAGCGGGAACGAGTGGGCGGCCGCTCCGGGCGGGGGCGATATGCTCGCGGACGATTACGACTCGGACGGGGATCTAAAAGTTGACGCGGCGGAAGTCGCGGACGAGATCGCCGGGACTCCCTCGGGCGATAACGTCTACGGCGTTAAAGACGGGGTAAAGGGCTGGACGGGTTTTTCCGCGTGGGTAAGATCGGTTCCCCTGTTCGGGCTAGTCACGGGAGCGAATACGGCGATCACCAACTCGAATACTATTATTCAAGCTTTCCAGAACTTACAGGCGCAAATTACCGCGATCCTGACGGGAGGAAGACTGATCCCGCCGGGCGGGACAACGGGGCAAGTTCTCAAGAAGTCCACGAACGGGGATTACGCGGTCGGGTGGGGAGACGATAACGCGGGAACCTCGGGAAGTTCCGCTTTCACCGGACTCGCCGATACTTTTAGTTCGTTCACCGGCCGCGCCTCTCAATTTCTACGGGTGAACGCGGCGGGAACTTTAATCGAGTCGATCGCTCTCGGGGCGGCCGCTTTCCTCAAGCCCGGAACCGACCCCGGAGATCTGTTGCAAAGAGACGTGGACGGACGCTATCCCGCCGGTGACGGACGCAATATCACGGCGATCAACGCGGGGAATATCACGACGGGAACACTCAGCACCGCCCGACTCGATACGGGGACGACAGCGGGGAAAGTGGTGGTTCTCGATGGAGCGGGAAAGTTACCGGCGGTGGACGGGAGCCAGCTTACGAACCTTCCGTCCGGTGGTGGATCGGCTATCACCGTATCCGACGAGGGGACAAATCTCACATCCAACGCCACGAGTTTTAATTTCACGGGGTCGGGAGTAACGGCGACTAATTCTGGTGGTGCTGTTACGGTTAATGTGAGTGGTGGAGGATCTTCCCTCACCACATCCGTCATCACCGCTAACACCACGGCAGTATCCAATACCCGTTATCTCTGCAACACCTCTAGCGGATCTTTCACTCTCACCCTTCCCGCGTCTCCAAACAACAGTGATGTTATCGAGATAGCCGACTTTAATAACTCCTCTCTACTCACGGGATTCGGGATTAATCCACTCACGATTACCGCCAATACGGGACATAATATCGTCGGGAATACGAATCTAGTATTAGATAGGGGAGGACAGGGAGTAGAGTTAGTATTCCATACGAATCGATGGAGTATTGTTAGTGGGATAGGGGAAAATTCAACGTTGGTATTGTTACAGAATCAATTATTAGCAGAGGTACAGGCTGTTATGTTAGCGGGAGGATTTTAGAATGGTCTATCTCGGTTCTATGTTTAATCAAGCGGTATTACTTCCGAATCTAAAAAACGGTTTAATATCGTGGTGGGATCTAGAAGAGATTTCGGGAAATCGCTTAGATTCTCACGGAACTAATCATCTAACCGCAACTAATGTTAGTTATCGAAATCATCTATCGACAAGTAGCCCGAACTTTCAATATTCATTGTCGGTAGCGAATAATTCTACATTAGAACTAGCTTCTAAGAGTTTTACAATCTGCTGTTCTGTAGCTTTGTTTCAATCACCCTCCGTTAATGGGAATTATTTCTTTATTTTTAACAAAGACAATATTGGGACAAATGGAAGGGAATGGGGTTTAATTATAACGTCTGTCAGCGATCCAGTAGCGAATAGATTTATATTCGGTATATTCAATAAAGATGTTGGTGGTGGACAAGATACTATAACCGCTAATAACGCAGGAAACTTTACTCTCAATACCCGTTACTGGATAGTCTGTAAATACAATAAATTATCGGGTACTATATCGATTCGAGTCAATAACGGAATATCCGATACTAAAACCTACAACAATGCTATCATTCACTCTAATACTCCTAGTCCTGTTAGATTGAGTGCATCTTCGGGAACAGGTACACCTTACGGGTTAAACGGGGTAATTACAAAAGCCTGTATTTACGAGAAGATATTATCTGATGTTGAGGAGGATTATCTATGGAACAATGGAAGATTACGAAATTACCACGAATTATACTAGCCGATATTCAAGCAGGAGGGATTTAAGATGACGGTAGGATTGAGTGGGTTGTATACAACAGGGCAGACCGTACCGACAGAGCCTTTTAGCTTATCGATAAAACTCGGTAACAGTCAGTTTTATACATTTACTGGAAATCACAACGGTTTGGTTTTACCGATTTCAACATCCGTGCCGTCATCTCTTACTTTTGGTGTTTGGATTAAACCATCCTCGGTTTCGGGTGTGCAGAATATTCTTTCCAAAAACAGTTATTTCGCCACGGGGACGGGAGATTTTCCCCTCTCGTTTAGTTTGACCAGTTCATCTTTAGGACTTAATCTCGATGGTGGCAACGATTTCTCGCCCGACCTAACTCTAAATTCTTCGGGAGTGACGATTACTACCGGCGCGTGGAGACATATCGGGTTCAGTTATTCTAATAACGGACAATCTCGACTATATATCGATGGAGTCGTAAACGCTTCAACGTCTATAAACTTTTCTGTTGGTAATAATTCAAGAAATTGGACACTGGGTAAGTGTAGTTTTTTTAATTCGGGAGATAGTCAACTTCGTTATTCTGGAGATATGTTCGATCCGTTTATAGCGATCGGGGAACAATCTGATTTTTTGATAGCTACTTTATTCCAGAAGAAACCTTTTATTAACTAAACATCATGCCTAAAACCTACGTCTCACCAGCCGCTCAAAACATCAACGCTCAAGTTCCGCAAACCTTCGCTAACAGTGACGGAACCAACATCAAAACCTGTTACACGGCGGGAGCGGACGACTCGAATATCAAAGCGATTATCGTCACCAGTACCGATACGAGTTCTAAAGACATTCAATTTTATATCTCTGACGGAACCAGTAACTTTATCCTGAGAAGGGTCACTATTCCCGCGAGTAGTGGAAACTCTACTTCCGCTTTACCCGTAGATTGTTTATCGGGCATACCGGGATTACCGTTCGACGCTCAGGGTAATCGTATCTTACAGTTGAGAAGAGGGTTTCAATTGCGGGCTAATTTAGTTAGCGCGGCTAGTTCGGGAACTCAGATTAATGTTATAGCGATCGGGGAGGATTATTAATGCTAGGAATGAGAGGGATGGAGTTAGCGGCGGCTAAATTAATCAGATCGATCGGATCGGGATTATTATTGTCAAACTCCGGGCAACTTTCTTTAGATACAAGCGTAGTTCCGAGTACACTTTACAACGGACTTGTATATAATTTTCCGTTCGATAATTTCGCTTACTCGATCGCCCAAGCCGCTAGTTTTAACAACGCGATCACGGGAAATAATTACAATAGTTCCCCGAAGCTCGGAACCCGATGCTTGGTAAATACCGGATCGGGATATACGCTCGATAGCAATGTCTGGCGAACGGTCAACTTCAATCGGGATTTCGGGGTCGCTTTTTGGTTTTATCCTACTGTGATTACAGGGGGATCTAGTGCTTCACCTTTTGCAATAGACTCTATAACCACGAGTGGGTCTGCGTTTTGGATGTTTGTTGTTAATTTTTTCTCCCGAAATAGCGGGGGAAGCGGTACGACTGCCCCTCGATTAATAGCGAGAGACAATATCGATTTACAACTATCCAGCAGTCAGGTTGCGCTTAATACTTGGTGTCATGTAGCAGTTAGATATAGCGCGTCCTCTCGCAACTTTGTACTTTCTATCAACGGAGTCCATTACAATGCACCGGGAACGATCGGCACTGGCTTTACCGACGAAAATAGTTCGAGTTCGGCGCGGATTTATCTCTTCGGGGGAAGTAGCGGAACTTCCGACAACCTGAATCACACCGATCGCCTCGATCAGCTTCTCTGGTGGTATCGTAGACCGACGGATTCCGAGATAGCCGCGCTCTACAACAACGGGAACGGACTTGAATTATAGGCAAAAATCACCCCCGATAAAGAGGGTGATTTATTAGCCTAAACCTCGATTAAATACGGGGAGCCGAGGTACACGTCGGAGGAGAGACGATCGGGTAACATCGAAGACCGTGAGCCTCGTTAGAAGGTTTTTCGGTTTGAGCCAGAGCGGAACCGGCAAGGGAAGCGAAAACGAGAGCGGAAAGAGCGAGAGATTTTAAAAATTTCATATAGATGCACCTGAATTAAAGTCTTGATACACCTATCTTTCCCCTCCGATTCGGAAGGGCGATCGGGGGAATTCTCGGAAATCTTAAAAAAACATACTTTTCTCTTACGTGAAACTGTCAGGAAGAAAGGTACAATCGTGTTGACGCTTTCCCGATACCATGAATCTCTACTACCACGTTTTCGGAACCTGTAGGGAGAAATCCCTAAACGGATCGCAGGATAATCCCGCTTTTTGGCGAACATTAAACCCGATTTCGTGGGATAAAGTCCCAAGGCTAGATATAGCAAGCGTGGACGATAACAGAGGGACAAGCACTTTCGGACAACAATGGAAGATTGTCACTAAATACAAGCAAATACAGGGAATTGGTTATATTTCCGAAACTAATTACAACGCGCGGGAAACCGGGGCTATAGATTTCGGATTCGGAGGAGGCGAAATTTATAGAACGTCCGCTAACTACTCTTCTCAAGGGTCGATCTCCGGACACACTCGACTCGGCTACGATGTCGAGATCGTCGCGGTCGTTCGGGTCACGAATCCCGCCCATTTTCCACTAAATCCCTATCCCGTAGATCTTCCCGAATTCCCGATCCTACCCGACAAGGATTTTTCTGTAGAGATTCAATTCAGTAATTACGAATACGACAACACCGGCGACGCGGAACAGAGGATCGTGGAATGGGCAGACCCGATCCGCGTTTTCAACCTCTCCCGATCCGCTCTCCGAACCGAAGATCTCGATCGCCTTCTCGATTTTCACGAGGCGAGGAAAGGGGCGAAAGGGGATTTTCTCTACCGGGATCTCTCGGACGATCGGGCTACTAGGATTCCCGTGAATCTCGGCAATGGGGCGAGTACGCAAGGCGTTTTATATCCCGACGCGGACGGAACTCGAACCGAGTTTATCCTGACAAAAGCTTACTCGTGCGGCGGAAGCGTCCACTACCGTCCGATTCTCTATCCCGACGCGGGACTCAAGATCTACCGCGGAAACACCGAACTAAGCGGGTACGTTGTCGCGCCGGATCGGATCGTTTTCGATAGCCCGCCATCCGCGGGACTATTGACATGGGAAGGAACTTTTAAAATTCCCTGTTCTTTCGAGAGCGATCGCCTCGACTATCGGCCGCTGGTCAAGACTATAGACGGGAATCCGACAACAATTAAAGGCGTTTTCGAGATCCCGAAATTCGTACTACGCGAGTCGAGAATCGAACCGGCGATCGTTCCCGCGGACGTGTTCGAGGGTAGCACGTCCCACGTTTTCGGGCTTAATCTTTACAAAGCCTCGACACTATCCCCCGAATTCCAGACTAATATTATCGACCTCTCTAGCGGGGAGCGAAAACGGTTCGCGCGTCGGGGGAAACCCTCGGACACTAATTCGCTACAGCAGAGAAAAACCTTACGCCAGCGAGATATAGAGTATCTAACCTGCCTCTGGCTCTCTCACAAGGGAACCGGCGCGACGTTTCTTTTTCCCGATCTCCTGAACGGGGGAAACGTAATATCGCGATTTAACTCGAAATCCCTAAGCTACTCCAATCAGACGATCCAACGCGTCTACTCCCTCGGGGAACTCCAGATCCGACGATTCACGGACGGAGCTAGAACGGACGCGGGGACGGGGGGATCGCTATCCTCTCCCGTACTCACGATCTGCCGGTCCGTACTGATCGAACTCGCGGACGGGGAAAAGCTCGGGTACACGAATCACTCGCGGGATCTAAGGATCGACGGCGTGACGTACCGCGCCCGCCGCGCCCTCGATCCCACCGCGCTCGATCGCTCTCTCGGGTTTAACTCCGATAACGAGGAATTCCGCGGCGCGTTCACCGACGATCTAAAAGAATCCTTGATTCTCTCGCCCCGATTTCAAGAGGCAAAAATTATCACGGCCGTAGTGGACTGGCGAGATCTCCCCGACTCGCTTCTCGATCTACCCGACGAGCGGGTACAGATAGGATTTGTCGGGGAGATCGCCTCGAAAAGCGGCGAAACCTATACTCTCGAAAATTTAACCGAGGCGAGTATCAAGCTCCGGCAATCGCGGGACGAACGGGTAACGCCCCTGTGCCGGTGGTTTTTCGGACAGGATAACGGCGACGGAACGGGATGCCGGAAAAGTATTCCGACCTACACGAGTTCGGTGCGAACCGTCACCGATCGCCGCGTTATCGAGGTCTACGGGGTATTCGATAACCTTTCATGGGGAACCCTGACGTTTTTAGATGGCAAGAACAAGAGCGCGTCGTACCCGATCTATAGATCCGAGTCTTACCCCGCGTCCTCGGGAACTACGAGGATCGAGTTATTCACCGGCGCGTCCGATTCAATTTTCGCTCACGACAAGGTAAGACTAACCGCGGGATGCGATCGGACTTACGGGACGTGCCGAACGCTCTGGGACAATACGGGCAATTTCGGCGGGGTTCCCTCATCCGGGAATTTTATGCCCGGCGGAAAGTTCCTGTTCGCCTCCCCGACTCGGTAAAATTACAGATAGAACGAAAGATCTATTATGGAAAAAACTATGACTGTCGCTACTTTTCCCACGGCCGTCACGCCGCCCCCGTCGCAATGGACGATTCAGGATTGGGGGGTCGTATTCAGTATTTCGATCGCCGTCGGTTCCGCGGTAGGTTCGTATTTCATGCTCCGATCGAGATCACAGGCTAAAGAGCTAGACGAGGCTACAATCGAGCGAGCCGCCGAATTAAGTGAGGCTCAGGCGGGCAGATTAGAGAAAATGATGGAACGCTTAGATACGAGCGTAGGACACCTTGACGGGTCGATCCGACAACTCGGGGAGAAGATCACGGGACTAACCGAACGGCTCGCCGTCGTGGAGACAAAACAGCAAGTGGCCGATCAGATCATGCCGGTATACGAGCGGCAGTTCGGGGAACTCCGCTCGCGACAGGACGCGCTCGCTCATCGGCTCGTGACGATCCAACGCGGGCAAACGATGATTTTTTCTCACCTTAAAAAATTAACAGAAACTATCAACTCCTCAACAAAATGAGCAATAGTCTAATCGCCCTCCGGGATACGCTTCTAAAATCCTACCCGATCGACTCCTCCGATCCGAATCCCCCGGACGGATTCGCGACGATCCCGGTGAAGAAAGGGGAAAAAATTACCTATAACTGGATTCGCCCGAAAGGAAAGCACTTACTTTTCGAGGGAACCGAGATCCGGGGGGACTTCTGGAACTGGTACGCTTTCCGCGATCACTTCGACAACTCGAATATCGATTCTCCCGTGGTTCGAGAGGATCAAGTAGAGTTTATCCTGAATCACCCGATCGCCGATTCCCTATTTAAGAGCCTCGACAATTGCCTGAAAAGATTCGAGATAACCACGATCCCCCGCGTTCGACACTTTATCTCGCAATGCGCCCACGAATCAATGGGATTCCGGCAATTCAGCGAGTTCGCATCGGGCGCGGCTTACGAGGGACGGAGAGATCTCGGGAACGTCCGCCCTGGTGACGGTCGCCGATTCAAGGGGGTCGGGGCGATTCAGGTCACGGGACGGCACAACTACCAAAGATTCGCGGATTTCATCGGCGATCCCCGCGTGATGGAAGGGTGGCGGTACGTTGTCACGCGCTACCCGTTCGAGATCTCGGGATTCTGGTGGATGGATAACGCGATGAACTCGCTCATCGATCGGGGCGCGAGTGTAGAGCGAGTAACCCGACGCGTGAACGGAGGATACAACGGACTTAGCGATAGAATCAAATATTACAATAGAGCTTTACAAGCTATCTAAAATCCTCTCTCTAATTTACTTGACAATTCAAGAAAGCTTTAGTATTATTTAGCTAATCGAGCTTTCTGGAGTTGTTTTGTCTTATGATCGATGATGAGTATTTAGGGAATTGTTTTGACGACCTAGTGATAGTTATCACTAAAATGACCGAAGAACAAAAAGAGATGAACCGATATTTAAAGGAAATATCGGAATCTTTTAAACAGCTAATTCAATGCGAGCAAACGCTAGTCAAACACTGCCTCGGGGAGAAAAACAGCCATGAATAAGGGATATAGACCGTTAATTATCGAGGACGTGAACGGGAAAAAGAATCTTATTAACTGTTACGAGGTTGTAATTGTCGCCCCTAGCGATCGTGAATCCCTTTACGGCATTAGCCTATCAACAAGATCGGCTATTATCGTGGATGAGCGAGTCGCGGAGATTCTAATGGATCGCCTTACCGACGAACTATTCTTCGCTCCCGAATCTATCGAGCGGCAAAAAGCGATTTTAAATCCCGTAGAGGAGGATTAAAACTATGTTCACCATAGATCAAAACGTGAGATTAAAAACGGAAGAGATCGGGGAAAGTATCGATCGGGGAGTCGGTCGGATCGTGGGGTTCGTTCCCGAAACTCCCTACCTATCCGTCGATTTTCAGATTCCCGAAACCGAGAATCTGTGGTTGCTCCCGTCCGAGGTTATCCCCGTCCCTCCCGCAACCAGAAAACATTCACTCAATATTGTAGACTGCTTCGGGATCGGTTACGAGGTTCCATCGAACGAGCCAGATCCGCGAGACGACGACGGGAACGGGTACGGGGTTCACGATTACGCGCCTCCGTCCGACGAACCGCTAGTATTTCGAGAATTTTAAAGTTTCTCTCGCTGAATGTTTCAAGGAAGACCGCTACTAGAGCGGTCTTTTTCTCTTAGAATACAGAGTAGAACTATTATTCCCATGTCTAAAGCAAAAGATAAAAAAGGCAAAAAAAAAGATGGATCGCTGAGAGGATCACAGCGATCGCTGGCCACGTCGGGAATTTTGTCGATGTCGCGCCGGTACGATCTGGAGATCGAGGAGAACCCGATCCGCGATCCCCGTATCTCCCGAGAGTTAATCGAGCTTAACCAGTGGTGTTACGAGGTTTTCCACTCCCTAGAGATGGCGGCCGACGATACTTTCGCTAGTTCCGACGGGGACGATCGGGGATGGACGATCGCCGATACCCTAGACGACGAGGAAACGCCCGTTAATCCCGAGGTTCTCGCCATAGGCGAGGACGCGCGACAGCGAAAACAATCTCTCGACTCCTACGTTATCGGCGGCGACAAGCTTAAAAAAGCGTTGCGGTGGTCGCTCGGGAAAGGGGATTGTTTTATCGAGCTAGGGATCGAGCGCGAGGGACTATCCCCGAACAAGAGCAAGGATTTCGGCGTGAGTAGGAGTCTCTACCTCCCCACGTTCGAGATGTTCCGGAAAGAATCCGATCAGGGGGAATTGCTCGGATTCGAGCAGAGAAAATATCTATCGCACTCCGATCCCGATTATTTTTTCGAGCCAGAAAAAATCATCCATCTCCGGCACTCTCCCGAATTTCTCTACGGGCGATCGCTCTGGCTTCCCTCCCTCGACGCGTGGGCGGACGTGAAGCGCGCGGCTGACAACCTACAGAGAAAAGCCGACGATATAGCGAGCGATCCGACGATCTACACGTTTCCGGGGATCTCGGAAGAGGAAAAGCGAAAATTCGAGCAAGAACTACAATTACGCCGACAGTCGGGAACCATTACCGATTTCGTGCTAAAAAGCGACAAGTACCTGATTAACAAAATGGCGAATTTCCGGGACGATCTATCGCCCCTGATCGAGTATCTTCTACAATGCCGCTACAAGCTGATTATTCCCGGATTCCCCTCGTATTTTTTCCCCGGACTCGAATCGAAAGGCGGGACGAAAGAGCTATCGAGATCGCCCGATCGCCGTTATTCCCGGATGCGTTACGGGTGGTGTCAATTGCTAACCGGGGCGATCAAACAGACGATCGACACGGAGATCGTTTTACGCAAGGGATACGAGTGGTATGTAGAAAACGCGCGCAATAAGTATCGGATCTTGTGGCCGGAGTGGTCGGAATCGATCGACGGGATGAGCGGGAACGAGTCCGAAAATACGGGTAGCGAGGAAGAAAGCGGGAACGGCGCGGGAGCCGACAAAAAACCTAAAAAAGGAAGTAATGCAAAAAAAATCGGGAGATCTCGCTAGGGCGTTAGCCGCGGGAGAGATCCGCCCGCACTATCAAGCGATCGTCAACGCTGACGGAGTTCCCCGTCTTTACGAATCTCTCGCCCGATGGAAAGGATTCGAGGAAATAGGCGCGCGGATCGTGTTCGAGGCGGCCGCGGACGAGGATCTTTTATTTTCGCTTTATCTATCCCTCGCCGAATCGATCCGGGAAGATACCCGAAACTACGGTATTTCGAGGGTTTGCGTAAACATATCGCCGCTACAATTATCCGATCGGTGTCACCTGAAAAAGCTCGCGGAAACGCTCGATCCCGAGCGGGTAATAATCGAGGTAACGGAAAGCGATCCGCTTTCCCCGAGCGGACTAAAGGGAGTTCTTCACCTAAAAGAAATCGGGTACAAGCTCGCGATCGACGACTTTCCCTGTAATCACGCGGGACTCGATCGGCTATTCGCGATCCTCCCCGAGATCGTCAAGTTCGATCGGCGATTTTTGCTCGATTCCGAGAACCCGGCAAAATCTAGTTTTATTCGCTATTTTACAAACTTCTGCCGGGAACAGTCGATCACTACCGCGGCGGAAGGGATCGAGTCTTTAGAAAAATTTAATAGTTTAAAAGAATTAGGGATAGACTATTTTCAAGGGTACGAGATCCATCGCCCCGAACTTCCCGAGAATCTATCTAGATACTTGTCAAAAGATTTCGGGTAAACTAGATCCGCGATGACACATCTACCCGAGGATATAATGCGGGAATTAAAGAGCGAAAACCAAGAGATCGTCAGAATTTACTCCGGGATCTTACTCTGGATCGGGATAGGAATTCTCAATATAGGGAGAGATTTGCTCGATGGCGAAATTCAATCCGAAGGACAAGAATCTCGATCCGGTGACGCGGTTGCTGTCGAGAGCGAACGTGAATTCTAGCGATGTATCCGCGGCGATCGGGGACTGGAAAAAGAAACCTCCCGATCCCGATTTCGAGAATTTTTTAGAGCCAGAGATCGATGAGCGACTTTAGTTTTAATCCCCTCACGCGCCGCTATCACGACAACCGATCGAAGAAATTCCTATCGGCCGCCCGCGTTCGGGAACTCGTGTCCGAGACGATCGCCGCGAGAGAGGATCGGGCTACCCGAATAACCCGAGAGCTACTATCAGAACGGATAACGCCTCGGGAATGGGAAACGCGGATGAGCGAGGAGATTAAAACATTGACGATCCAGCTATACCGGATCGGTCGGCCGGACATGAACGCCTCGGACTACGGCAGGATCGGCTCTATCCTCCGCTCTCAATACGCCCGCCTCCGAAAATTCAGCCGGGATATTATTCTCGGAACCCAAAGCGAAAAACAGATCTTAAACCGGGCGAAACGCTATATCGCTAAAGCGCGCGAGGCGTTCGAGGAAGGGAACCGCCGGGGATACGCCACGGTGAGCCGATGGGAAAAACGGGTACGAACGAAAATTGAATCCTGCCGGGAGTGCCGCGTTTACGAGGCTATGGGATGGCAGATCGTCGGGACGCTACCCCGTCCCACCGATCGCTGTTCCTGCCGGGATAATTGCGGTTGTTACCTCGCCTACTCCAATTCCCGCGCCCGCCCGACAACGAACCTACTTCGGGGATCGGGATGGCTGTAAACACAAAAAAGCGGGGGAGGAGTCACCCCGCTATCTAGGATACTTGCCATCGAACGTTAAATTTCGGTTTTAAATTTTGAATTTATTAGCCAACACCCGAAATTATCTTAACATAAACTTTCAGTTTAAAGATAGAATTGTAAATATAGATTTAACGCTATGCTTTTAACCCGAGCGGATTTCGAGAAACTACTAGAGACGCGCGAGCCTACCGCGGAAGAACTGACGGCGATTAACGCCTACGCTCCCCGCGGCGCGTCCCCGTGGGAAGCCTCGGAACTAACAAGATTCTGTCTTCTCGCCTCGAATAATCTAATCCACGGATCGCTGATGGCGTGGGACGAGACGGCACTAGCGACGATGGTAGCGAGCTATCCCGGATGCCCGCTCATGATCGATCACGCGTGGGAGAACGGATCGAAAACCTTCGGGATGGTTTACGACGCGCTCCTCTACTCGCTACCGCGGGTGAGCGAGGAGGGAATGAGCAAGATTCTTTCTAAATCCCCGAATCCCGAGGAAGACCGGGGGATTATCGAGCGAGACGGCTATCATCAGGTCTTGGTTTTCGGGTTCCTCGAATCATCCCATCCCGAAGCGTCCGATATTATCTACGGCCGACGCGCGAACGTGAGTATCGGCGGGAATTTCTACGGAAAATCTTACTGTCCTACCTGTAACACCCCCTACAGCGATAAACATTGCGATCACTATCCCCCGTATATGGCGGGATGGGTAGACGAAGAATTGCTAACCCCGTACTATCGGCGCGTCGGCAAACTGGAGTCGCTAGAGTGTTCGTTCGTATTCGCCGGTAACTGTCGTCAGGCCAGAATTGTCGATAAAAACTTGAACGCTTTTGTAATGGCGTAAGGTTAAAACTTCAAGTATAATTTTTTTAGCGATCGCGAGAAAACCTGTACCATGTCCCAAAAAACACTGCAAGAAATTAAACGAGTGACCCCCGTGGTCGTGAAAGATTCCGAGGGGGAAACCGTGGACGAGAAAGAATTATTCGAGATGAAGACCAAGGCCGTCGAGCGGAACGCGCTACAGTCTCCCGCCGGATTCGTTCCCGTCAAGAATGTCGAAACCGAAACCGCTCCGACTCCGCTCGATTTAAAAGAGATCGAGTCGATCGTCGCTTCCGCGGTTAAGTCGGCCGTAGACGAGGTAAAAGCGGCGACGGACGCGGAAAAAGCCGAGCTAGAAACGCGAAATCGGCAACTAGAAAACGAGAGAGACGGGATTAACTCCTCTCTAGCGGAAACCGCGGAAGCGGTCAGGCAGACTAACGAAAAGCTAACCGCGCTCGAAACGGAACTGAACGAATCCAAGCGGATTATTAACAATTTCAACGACCTCGGGAAACTCCACGGATCGGGTCAACCGGCAAAAGAGGCGAAAAACGACGAAGTGAAAGAACAGAACAACGCGCCGAAATTCAAGACGGTAAATTTCAACACGAATATCTCGATCGGCTACAACGATAAGTTACCCGGCACGTTCCGAGAGATCCAGCATCACATCGATTCGCTCCCGAAAGTCCTCAAGTACACGGGTACTAAAGAGCGGGTGATCGATTTCGACAAACAAGAACTCGATCGCTACGTCAAGCAGAATTATCGCCATGTCCTAGCGGATCTCAATTCGTGGGGCAAGGGCGCGGGTTTGTTCCGGGGAACCGATATTCAGATGATCGATCCCGGCGAGAGCGTGGCTAACACGATCATCTCGGATCTTCCCGGCGGTTTTCTGCCGACGCTCTCCGCGATCATGCGCGTCACCCATCGCCCCGGCTTCGTGTTTCACATGATGCCCTTGATGCGCTACGATTTTGCGAAATCGCGCGGGAACGTCATTCAGATCGGGCGATTTAACTATCTTTCCGTCTCCCCGACCCTTGCTGATTACGAACTTTCAGCGGGCAGTACCTACAGCGCGATCACGACCCGTAGCGACTCGATGAACACCTCGAAAGTCGATGTTCAGATCCGCGAGTACGGACGGGGGAAAGAGGACGCGCAGACACAGATCAACCCGATCCGGATCGTTAGCTTTGTCGAGTATTTTTCGGCTTACGAACTGGCCGCGGAACTCAATCAAAAATTCGGCTACGATTACGCCCAATTCGAGGATCGCCTGATCCGTTCCCGCTACGATGTTACCTCGGTCATCTGGTACAACCGCGGCAACACGATCACCACTTCCGCGACCGCTCTACAGAACGGCGATGGGCGGATGTCCAAACAATTCCTCCGCGAGATGCGTCATCGCGCCCATAGTAGCACGTCCCCGTGGGAGCCTTTACCCGATGGCAATTTTATCTCGGTTATGAACTCTACCGCGTGGAAGCAACTTCGCGAGGATCTTGATGATGATTGGGAAGTCCCGACCCCTTCTAACCTTCTCGACTTCCTTAACGCGATGTTGCCCGCTTACGTCCCCGACGAGTCCGAGCCTCGGGTTAACGGGTACATGGGCGTTATCGAAGGGGTTCACTGTTTCGAGAGCAACGCTTTCGGGGTAGGTAACGCCGGGGCTGACGGGGTAACGAATGTCACCGTTCGCGCCGGTTCTCCCGCGACCACCGCGACTTTCCGCGATTCCTATTTCTTCGGACACGGTGCTGTAGGCCGGGGTGTGGCGATGCCCGTCGAGGTTCGCACCGATAGCGTTACCAACTTCGATCGGGAATCCCGCCTAACGTGGCTCTCGTGGGAAGGGGTCGATACTCTCGATGTCGATCCGACCGGATCGGGCAACTCTAGTCAACAGCTACGGGTCGCCAAGTTCCGGACGACCGATAACGCTCTTTCCGGGCTGAGTTAATCCAACGGGGAGAAATCCCCGTTTTAAACAATATTTTAAAAGGTAGCTATGGCCGAAACGAAAACCAAGACCGAGAACGCTGGCGAGATTCCCGCGCCCGACTTCCCCCCCGCGGAGAGCGAGTATCAACTGTTGAACCTGAAGAGTCAGGGCGTGAAGCTCTGTAACGATTGCGGGGGGCGATTGCAGTACGACGATGGAGCGCGCGCCGCTTTCTGCCCGCAACGGACGAAAGAGAATCAAAAATATTGCCCGATGCTCAAAATCTCCTAATGATTTTTACTTCCGACGATTTAACACTATTCGCGCCCGGCGTGGCCTTAACCGGCAACGCGCTAGAGGGCGCGATTTTATTCGTTACCTCGATAGTCGAGAGCGATCGTGGGGCGGATCGTCCACTGGAGATCGTCCGCCATCGGGAAAAGTTACGCGTGAATCTAAAATTTCAGAATTTCCGATTAACCTACGTCTCGATCGATACCCCGCTCGCGGAAGAACCCGCGCCGATTGTTAAAGCTCGCCTCGGGAACGTAGTAGATGGATTTAATCGAGCGATCGCCCCCGACAACTGGAAAACCCTAACCCCCGACGAGTACCGGATCGATAGCGACGGACAGATCGATCTATCGACTTTTTGCGGACGCTCGTGGGGCTACGGCCGCTCGTGGAACACCCGAGAACCCTATCCCGAATTTTCCGAGGCGGACGTAGAGTATTCCGCGGGGATCGACTTCTCGGAAGATACCCGAACGGTGAGACAGCTAAAAGCCGCTTTCGGGCGCGTTCTCGATTGGGTTTGTAACACAGGAAGTTTCAAGGGCATTACGTCAGTAGAACTGCCGTTCGAGGAATTAAAAATCAGCTACGGGACGGGGCAACTCGGGACAGTTCCCGACGATTTGCTATTAGCTTTTCGGAAGTATAGATCTATCACGGTATGAGCTTTTTATTTTTGCTAAATTACCGTGTTTTTCAATGGTTCGGGTATCGTCTCGCCCGAATTATCGATACCGAGACGGGAAAACAGATCGGGTAGTATTGGTGGAAATGCCCGCTAATGCAACATTGGAACATCAGGAAGAAAAAATGATCGCTACTTTTACCTGTCCGCTCCCCCCGACATTAAACGATCAGATCCGAGAAGCGCGCGATAACAAATTTAAAAGCGCGAGTCTTAAAAAGAAGTGGAATCACTTCATCGCTATCCTCGCCATCGAGCAGAAAATCCCGAGGTTTACGGGCGAGATCTGGCTACATTACGAGTGGATAATCAAGAATTTTAGCCGCGACCCCGATAATACTTCTGCTGGGGCGAAATACGTCAATGACGGACTGAAACACGCGGGGATAATAGTAGAGGACAATCTAAAGATTATTCGGGGCTACGATCACAGCTTCGCCAGGGGAGACGAGGATAAATTAGTTTTAACGATTAGCGATCGTCCTATTTTTACGAGGGTTCGCTGTGAGAAATTTGAATCGAGCATTGTTTAAAGACTGGAAAACCTCTTTTCTAGCGGCAATCTATTTAATCAGCGACTATGTTACTTACGCTCAAAGTCATCCCGAGATGGACGGGCTAATTCTGTTATTTAACTACATTGCATCGGACAATTGGCAGGGAAAATTAATTGCCCTTGCTCTATTCGTGGCCGGGGATTCTAGGGATGATTCGGGGGAGAGAAGTTAGCAAACAAACCTCAATCTTTCTTCAATTTCCGCCCATTCGGGGATTGGCCTCACGAGGGACGGACAGACGGGAACCCCGACCACGCGGGCGGCATTGTAACGCTCTCGCAACCATTCCGCTTTATCGAGAGGCTTGTCTCCCGCGGCAACGTCGATATAATGACGAAAATCCTCCCGATCGCCCGTGTTACCGGGCAGGAAAAGCAAGATTTTCCACTGTTCGATCTCCGAGAGGGGAAATCGGGTTTTATTAACTACCTCGATCGAATTCGACATACTTAGCCCTCTCCTTCTATTACGAGGCTATATAAACAATCCGAGTAGTTACTAACAAGTTCTCCACAATGGGGGCAATCACTAGGTAGTTGCGGGAACCCATGACCGAAAGGAGCGGAAAAAGCTACGGTATCACGGGTAATGTAATCGGTACATTTTTTATGCCAAGCGCAACACCCGATCTCTTTTTTGTCGGCCATCGCGTTAAGAATTCTTGTCGCGCTAAACAATTGCCGCGGCGACAGCTTTTTCGCCTCCTCTTCTACGTTTTCTTTTTTGTAAATTAAATAGATAACACGACAGACATCGCTTCTTAGCTCGTCCTCTTCAACTGCCCTGATCGAATCTGACATAAACCTTAATCCTCCGTCCTAATTTACTGGAAATATCTAATTGCTGACTTGTCGGGGATTCAAAAGCGTTCAATTGCCGGACGAGTCCCGATCGTCCGTTGATCACGACCCGGATATTCCCCGCGGCCCGTATCGGGAACGGGTAGTTTTTCGGGGATACAAGACGACCCTCGAAATATTCCGAGTCTAAGTACGATCCCTCCTGTACGTCCGCGTAAGGGGGCTTTTTCTGCTGAAGCCAACAGGAAAGCGCGACCTCTTCCGTCGCGTTCGTGGCGAGGATCGGGTTTCCCACTTCGTCCACGGTCATCGTCGGATCGCCGATCGCCACGGGAAACACGAGGGAGGCGTTCGCTTCTATCGTCGGGTTCGAGAGAAATTGACCGGCTATACCGATCGCCGCGTCGATCATTTTTATATCCTGAAACTTTCTGAAATCAGTATATCTCGATTCTCTTGACAATTCAAGAAACTTGTTATAACTTTTAAGTATGGAATCGAGAATATCCTATGACAGCAACAATTCTTGACATTAAATTAACGCCTTTTCTAAAGTACACGGGCGGGAAAACCCGACTTCTCCCCGAACTGCTTCCCCGCGTTCCGGGGGGATTTACCCGCTTAATTAGTCCTTTCTTCGGGGGCGGCGCGCTAGAGTTAGCTATCGCCCCGAAAAAAGCGATACTCGCCGACGCTAATCCCGAATTAATCAACGCCTTGCAAGTGATTCGGGATTTCCCCTACACGCTGATCGAGTATCTATCCCATCACGCGTACAGCCCCGAATACTATCTAGATCTACGGGGCAAAAGAACGACCGATCCTGTTAAAAGAGCGTCCCGCTATATCTACCTAAGTAAGTGCGGATTTAACGGGGTACAGAGAACGAATAAAAAGGGAGAGAATAACGTCCCGTTCGGAAAACACAAGAGTCGTCCCGATTGGGTTCAAAGAGACAAGATTCTCGCTATTTCTAGATACTTGAACAAAAACGAGATCGAGATCGCTAATTCCGATTTCGAGGCGATTATCGATTGTTCTACGGAAGGGGATTTTCTCTATCTCGATCCCCCGTACCACGGAACCCATACCGCTTACGTCGCCGCGGGGTTCACAGAAAAAGATCAGATCCGACTTAAAGAAACGGTGAATCGGGCTAATAACCGCGGGTCTAAGTTCCTGCTATCGAGTTCCGATACGGATTTTATTCGCTCGCTCTGGCAGGACTACAAAATCGAGGAGGTGACAGTAAGGCGATCGGTTTCCCGCGACGCGTCCACGCGGGGAGAGGTGACGGAATTGTTAATTAGTAATTATAGGATCTAGTCTCATGCCCGAACCCGTAAAACTTCCCCTAGAACAGAAATTTTTGCTGTATATCAAAGCCGAATTAATTTCACGAACAGACAATCACTTCCTTTTTAAAATTCAACTTCCGCGCGCTATTGTTAGCGGCTTACAAAATCTCACGGGATGGAAATTTATCCGAGATTCCGATTTTACCGAGCCGATCGATATAGTTCGGGAACTAAAAGAACGGCGGTACGTTCCCGATCGCTGGCCGACTCGTGACGACCGACAGAAAGAGGTAGAAAACCCCGCGCTAATGCTGGCATTTTGGGAGCAACAGAGTGATAAAGCGATCGAGATTTTCGACGTATTAACCCGTCACGGGGTAGCGATCGATGTCGCCCTTCCGGTCGTAGAACCCTATCTAATCGAAGATTACATGGTTCGAGGGGCGATCTGGAACCTCGATAAAACCCCGCGGGCGATCGAGAATCCCCAATTTTATCCGCTATCCCGAGAACTCGCCGATCTTGTAGAGAAGATGGCGATCGAGTTAAAAAAAGCCGAGGTGAAAAATGGATAAATCGACATTGAAAAACTTGAGGTTCGCCGCGTTCGATATTCTATGGCTCGGGTTCGCTTTCGGGTTAGGCGGGAGCAACGCGCTGGCGGAGCCAGAACGCTCTCGTAACGTGGTTTACGGGTCGGAATCGATCGCTCTCTCGCTTCTACAGGTCGTTTTCGTTCTCGTTCTGTTCACGTTTCTTTTGATTTTAAAGCCCCGATGGAAGGGAGGAGATCGATGATTTATTTACCTCTTTCTATCGGGGCGATCGCCTACGTCCTCCTACTGTTTACGCTTCTTTTTCTATTGCAGAGACGATAATCATGCCGAAGCCAGCCGACAACACTTTGAGTATAAATCGATACCTCGGGAACCCCTGCCTACACGAACACCTATACGAGGATACGGGGAAAAGTCTAAGACGTAACAATGACGGGGCTTGTGTTATTTGTAGTCGGGAAAGAAATAGAAAATGGAAAGAAAAAAATCCGAACAGGAAAAACTACTACAATCCCGAACTTGTGGCGAATTTCCCGATCGTTATCAGCCGAAAACAGAAAGAACTGTTTAAAGCTAATTGTGACAGATTAGGACTAAAACAGACAAGGGTTGTCCGAGAATTAATTCGACAGTGGAACGAGGAACAAAGAAACAGCAAGTCATGAAAATCTCAAACAGAATGATCGACAAAGAAGAGGAAAGAATCCGCGGCAATTACGAACAGTGGAAAAAGCCGTTATTAGAAGGCAAAATCTATGTTCCCTGTTGCGAGAAGATCGACAGAAAGGGAATGAAAATCATTCTCTTAAAATACAACCTTGTAGACTACAAAATTCCCCCGCCCGAACACGGGTACATCGAACGCCGAAAGGCGATCGAGTACAACGGGGAAAGGATAATCGTTAACTTTTTTGAAGCTGTAAAATTATGACATCTACCAAAGAATTGCCACCTATCTTTCAAGGTTTTGTCGGGGAAATCAACGAGTGTTTCGAGGGAATCCGACAGATTAACAATCGATTGCGCCACGTTCTGCATGAATTCGAGGGAAACGGCGGATACCTCGCGATCGGGTACAAAACTTTTCGGGGATTCTCAAACGCGTATCTATCGCCCTATATGTTCCGGCGCGTCAAGGAAGAGAATTCGGCCCGGATGATCGAGATGATTATATCTGTACCGATCGGGACGTACTCCTATAAGGCACTCGCCCCGCTATTGAACCGGGAACGCGTGATCGTCCTCGCCACGAAAGAGGCGCACGATAACGCGTCCGAAGTAGGACTCGCCTGTAATCTCGAACGGGCCGGGGAAATCCGATCGCTCTGGCAGAAAATCACGGCCGAGGCGGGAACCGATACCCCGACCCCGGCACAGATCAAATCTATAGCGAACCGCGTCGGTATCCGAAAACCCGATCCCGTCAAGTCCGATCTCCCGAAAGATGAATACCGGGAACTACTAGAGAAGTACAACGTACTACAAGCCGAGAACCACGGGCTAAAACGACAGATCGAGAGACTTAAACCCGCGAGTTTAACGGAGAATATCATCGCCCGCCAGAGACAAGAGATCGAGAGATTAAAAGACGAGAAAGCGAGATTAGAGCGGAAAAATCAGGAATTAGTAAACAGCCTTCCGTTCGATCGACAACTCGCCGCGTCAGTATATCAAGGAGAATAATGACAGTAGAACATAGAAAAAGCGCGGAATGGCTAGAAGCCTACGGGAACACCCTATCCCCCTCGGGGAAAAGGTTTCCTACGTTATCGGGGAACTTTTTGACGGCATTTACCATCGGGGAAGTGCCGTATTACACGAGCGCGTCAAGTGGCAGAACGATCGAACGATCGAGATCGTTCTGCCAGATATATTTTGTACCGGGCGACTCAAGAAACTCATAGAACTATCCGAGTCCGCGGGTATCGATCTCGCAATATCGGGCGCGTCGCCTAACTATCTCCGAATTAAATTTTGGGAGAGAGAAATATAATTAACTACAAACATACTACAAAATGAAAAGAATCTTGGAACTTCTATCGACAGGGCTATCTTTCGCCCTATTAATTAGCTCTCTGCCGTTCCTCGCGCTTTTCTGGATCGGACACGGGATCGTCGCGTTATCGGCTTTTATTCTGGAAGAGATCCTAGAGATAGCGACGGATCTACTGCCGAAGTACGATCGCCCGAGGAAACAGAAACTCACGAAAGATCCCGAGATCGAGAAAATGCTTTCCTGTAAATATTATTTCGAGGATCATTTACCGGGGGCAACTATCAAGTGCGCCGTTAATCCCTGTAGCTCGTGTCTCGATTGCACGACGGGAGAAAAACCATGAACGAATTAGAACCGATCGCCGGGGTTTATTATCTCGGGAGACTATGCAAGCGCGGCCACGAGTGGAGAGATTCGGGGCGATCGCTCCGAAGACAATCCTGCCACGGGTGTATCGAGTGCAACAGGAAACAGGCGAGAGAGTACCGAAAAACCCCGAGGGGAGAGGAGATACAGAAGCGGGCGATCGTCGCGTTCGTCTCCCGTAATCCTGACTACTATCGGACGTACTGTAAATCCTATTACTGGCGTAAAATTAAAGCAGAGAATTAGATTTTCATCACTCCATTTGACCGAAATCCCCCGAGCGCTCGGGGGATTTTTGTAGGTACACGACAAAACCCCGCTTTCCCGAAAACTATAAAACGGGAAAACGGGGTCTGTAGGAATCGATCGGCAAGTTAGCCGGAGGTTTGACTATTCTAGCGCGGGGCGGGATGTTTCGGGCAAGAGTTCACGATCCGCGAATCGGGGAGAGCGGGGGGCGAGAGGATTAAAACGAAAATACCCGATTACCGGTTCCTTGAAAAAATATTCGTGCCAACAATCCCCGAAAGTATATTCCCTGATTATTGTCGCGCGGCTCCAACCGCGTCCGTGTCCCCGAAAATGCAGACATATCGCCGGTATCAATTCTGACGCGACGATAACCGCCTCTTCGGGAGTTACCCTACGCTTTCCGAAAATCTCGCACAGTTTAATAGTCAATTCGATTTCCTGTCTCGCTAGACTTCCGGGGCGTTCGCCGGGGATCGGGGATTTTTCACCCGCGGGAATTCCGAGCGGGTATTTGTCGATCGGCCAATCCTCGGGTAGCCCGGCCGCGGCTAGTTGTTCTGAAGTAGTTAAGGGTTTTTCTATCCCGATCTTCGTCTCTCCCGTAGACATGAGGGTGAAGATATGGCGATCGCACCATATAGCAAAACCGGGAGAGATCCATCGAGCGCAATTAATAGCAAGAGTCGGATGCGCCCAAGTTCCTCCCTCGATTCCCTCTTTGGTATCGATCGCCGATCGATAAACTCCCTCAGATCTGAGGGAGTTATCTAAAACCCTTACATAGTCTTGAGTTGATTTGAGTCTCAAAAAATTATCAACACGTTTCCCCCCGGCCGCACACATACTTGTCAGGTCAATATACCCATCGGATTGACGGCGATTGATAATTTTGCCGTCATAGTCAAACCCGAAAACTGCTAAACTAGACATAAGAATATTTTCTCTGGAAGGCTAGACAACTTCCATCATAGCACCCCGCCAGATCCCCGAATCTAGGCGGGGTCTCTGTTTTGGGCGTTTCAGTCTGTTAGGGGCGTTGGACGATGTTAAGAAACTGATAACATCTCCGAACCCTCTCACCGCAAGCTTTTCGACGAAATGTTATGAATGTTCGCCCGATCTAGGAAAAAAGTAGGGACGGGAAAAAGCGGGGCGTGTTACATAAGTAGTATTTGTAATACATCGGACTCTACTATAGCGATCGCCGCGGGGGAGTTTACAAAACTTCACAATAAGACATCCCCGATCGGGTGTTGCGATGTCATGGGATGTTAGAGGGGTTCATAACACCCTGCAATTCTTTCCCCGTCTAGCTTGTAGAGATTTGTTATGAATGTTATGGCGATCTAGGGAAAAAGAGAGAGAGGGGATCGGGTAGAGCGGGGTCAACAGTGGAAACGTAGGGAATACGATCCGAGGATCGAGGTATAGGGAAAGTGATTAACATCAATAACAAATTGATGAACTCTATATATATCAATACTTTTTCCCTGTTATAACAAACTCTAACGTCCCCTAACATCGATAACGTGGTTCCCCCGTACTATCCCCGTGATGGAGTGGCGAGGTCGTGAGGGAGAGATCGGGGGAAGATCGCTATACGGGAAAACGACATAACACACTAACAAAAAGTTAAAACTCTTTCTCTATCTATCTTTTCCCTGTTATAGACTCCCTAACATCTCCCTAACGTCCCTAACATTTCCCCGTACCTCGCTCTATACCGGAATCAGCCGATCGGGTCTTCCCTCTAAAGACCGATCTCGTGATAATAGAGGGGTAATTCATTGGAGGTAGAGTTTCCGAGAGATTGACAGAGTACGCGTGAAATTGAATTCTCTTCTTGTTCCTCGGGGGATCGACCGACCCCCCGATTTGTTTATCCTCTCTACCTCGCTAAAAATCCCCCTAGAACGCTCTCTAGGGGGATGGATAGGGAATAAGTTGTCTAGTGGATTCGGGACACTCTGACGCGTTCTAAAGTCCCGATCGTCCGATCGCTATTAACGGGCGGTACGGTAGGTATTTACTTCCGGTATTAAATTTCGGAGGATAGCGGAATTAATTCGGATCGGCTTGCCGTCATCGGTTATTAGAACCCATCGCTGAAACCGTTGATGTAAAATCCGAATATCGGGAATCCGCTTGTGATCTCGCTCGTATTTGTCCATGTACTCGGCGATCGCGTCGATCAGCTTCGCTCGCTGAATAGCGTTAGCCGAATTGGAGTTGTACGCGCTGGCCGTAGGGATTGACGAGAATTGAGAGATCGATTCGCTCGGTTGTTTCGAGTCCAACGCGAAACGCTCTCGCTCTACATCGGTTTTCGTGGTTTCTAGCCGGAGTTTCGCTATCTCTAGCTCTATCTTTGCGTTTTCTAGTTCGATCTTCAGTTTTTCGGTTTCCGACAATTCCTGTCGCTGTCCGTATTCCCCGGTTTTCCGGATCGAGGGGAGGACTTCCTCGAAAACCCAATCTTGGAACTTTTCCGCGGACGGTAACTTGGAAGAAAAAATTAGTTGATAGATACCGGGTTCCTCTAGAACCGTTATATCACGGAGCTTTCCGTCAAGTGTCTGGGTTTTACAGACACTTTTGTTTTTCTCTTTAACAAGTCGGTAAACAGCATCGGCGGGATCTTTATATCCCAACACGCGAGCTACATCGTTAGCGACGGGGCGATCGCCGACAAAACGGATCTCTTCGTCTTGAAACTGAAACAGTACAATATTGTTAGCCATTTTGACCTCTGTAGTAGGTTGACTTGGTGAGTCCCCCGCGGTTACGGGGGCATTTTATTATATTCCGAAAGTTTCTATCTATCTCCCGTATCCCCTCGGCAATCCGCCCCTAAACTCGTTCACGGGGGTAGAGGATACAATCGGGGTCGCGGACTCCTCAGATCCCCCGAAAAATTCATTTTCAAGCGAGTAGAACGCGCCGGATAGAGAATCGACAATATCGTTTACCGGCGGCGGTTTCTTGTTCCCGTCAAAACTCTGACACGCGTTCAAGAAACGGGTATTCCAGACAGCATCGCGGAGTAGATAGATCTGCCCTCTACTGGCCGCCGTGGCCGCGGGTATCGATCGGGTGAGTTTATCCCCTTGCGGTTTGATCGCCGCTACATCGTGATTCGGGTGATACTCGCGTATTACATTGGTGATCGTGTTTTCCACGAATTTGCCGCTCGATCCGCCCTCCTCTTCCCACCGAACCGCGACGCTCTTGCCGTCTATCCCCGCGGTATTTTTCAACATCAATTCAACCTCGCCGACTTTCTTCTGCTCGCATAGGTTATCGGCGACCACGTACACGAATTCCCGTACCTCTTTCCCGTCCGATAGTACGGACTTGATACGCTCGTATTTATAGACGAGGGTTCCGGACGTGTAGCAGTGATAATCCTCCGCGTTCTCTTTCGCCGTGGCCGCCAGATCCCAAAAGCGAACTTTCCCGAGTAATTTCCAGTCCGCGGGGATATTATCGATAACGTGAAACCACGTCCGATCGAAGACGGAACCGTTTTCATACTTAATCTTCCAGTTGCCGTATAAAAGGCGTTCTCTCTCTACCGGGTGCAACGCTTCAAGGTTCGCGATATATTCGGGGTTAGTCTTTAGAAAAATCGGATTATCGTAGATCGTCGCGTTGATAAAGGTAAAGCTTTTCGGGCTAGACTTCGGGAATCGCGCGATCAGTTCGTCCTCGGTATCGCCCCAGACTAAAGACCCCCCCGATCGCACGAAGTAACGGATTACCCCGCAACGATCCTCGATCGGGTATCCCGTTCTAGGGTCGATCCACCAATCGATCATTCCCGCGACCCACGAATCAGCGTCCGGGTTCATTGTTGCCCTAACTTTCGGCTTAATTCCTGACATCGATCGGTTACGGGATAGCAAATACCAGAACGCCTCGCCGTCATCGTCCCAATGAGTTAACTCATCCCAACAGATTAAATTTACCTGCGCTCCCTGCCAAGCGAAAATATCTTTCCGATGCTGTAGATACCGGAAAGATATTTTCGCTCCCGATGGAAATTTCCAGTCGAACGGCTTTGTAATTAATTTTCCTCCTAGATCTCGGTAGATTAATTGTGATTCATCTGCTAGACCACCGGGGTTTGTTATCTGACTATAGGATATTCGGAAGATCACCGCGTTAAAAAGCGGGTTATAGATAAACTCTTTTCGAGCGCAATAGGCGAGAAGATTTCTTGATTTTCCGGAGCCGGCCGCACCGCCGAAAAATACTATATCCGCATCGGAATTAAAGAATATAGTTTGTTTTCCGGGTTGTGGCTCGGGATACCTGTAATCCGTCCTAGTCGAAAAGCGAGAGCTGTTTTCCTGTACGCGATATAGGTTTTTGGGGCTGATTTTTTGTCTGTTTTTTAGCATTGAACGTTAGCGATCGGGTTATTTTTGCTTTCTCTAGAACTTCTGGCTCGTGCATCGCTTTAATAGCGTTCCAACAAACCTCGCCTTTTTTTCTTTTCCCATTATTCCCCGTTCTTTCGGCATAAGATGCAATTCCCCGTTCCCGCCTCGCTCTAGCGATCGTTCTTTTGCTTAAGCCAAATCTTTCCCCGATCTTATAATCTGGTTCGGTTCCGAGAAGATCGATAATTTCCTGACTCAATTCTATTTTATTCCATCCTCCCATCGGGGGCGGGATAGGTTTTTTTAGATTGCCACAAGGCGAAATTCCTCGGATCGTTCGCTGGTAGTTTACAGTTTTTGTCGAACATCCGAGTTTTTTCGCTAGTTTATTATCTGGCATTGTGCCTAGTAGATACTCGTATTCTTCCCATTCTAGGCTCGCGTTGTTTCCCGATCCCCCGTGTCCCGCGCTACCCGTATTAGTCAGATCGAAATATTTCCCGTACTCGATCATCCATCGCTTTTCCGTCTCGATCGCTTTTTCTTTTTCTACCGCATCGATTTCGATAATTATCGGACGATACCCTTTTTCCAGAATTTCTTTAATTTTTAATGCCTTTCGAGTATTTTTCTTTTTTCCGTCTCGAATATGATTATTCAGGCGATGCGTTAGTCTCATCGTGGTTCTACCCACGTAGAACGGGATACACTCGATCGGATCGATTAATATGTAAATTCGTGTTAAACTCTGCATGGTTGACCTACTCCCATAGGTTAACAAACAAACCGATGAGATCGTCACATCTCATCGGTTTAATTATAATTCAATTTCGGCGATAATTCTCGGTATTCGATTTGATCTTCGATCGGTTCTTAATCGACGCGCCGTTACGGATTATCACGATCTATAACCAGTAAGTTTTCTCTTCTTTCTTGCCGTAGCGATCGACCTTGAATTTAATCGCGTCCTCTAGGGTATCGAATGTTGTTATTTCTTCCCACCGGACAAATTCCCACCATCCCCCGATCGTGAAAGTATCGCCCCCGCGGATAAAATCATCGATACATACAATGACAGCGATCGGGAACATAAGAGAGTACCCGATCCGCTCGAATATATTTCTTTTCCGATAGAGAGTGAAAACTAATTTACCACCGCGATACTTGTCTTCTACACTCTCGATAACCTTGAACCTTCTATCGTGTTTCATCATTTTTCAACACTCCATAGTAAGTAAAATTCTTTCCCCGCTCCGATCGGATCTTCCCTTCCGATACCATCCGATCGAGATGTTTTTTAACCGTTTCGGGGCGACGCGTTCCCCATTGTAATCGCTTTAATATTTCGTACACGTCAAGGTAGTTAGAACGTCCATAATTGTCTAGGACAATAATTAGAACAGATTCGGGTACGTGTCTAAAGCGATCGACAATTCTATCGAGCAAGTCTTTAATTAACCGCATACGTCCACCTCGCCGTTAAAATTTTAAAATGCAAAAACGGGATAGCGAAATCTTTAAAATCTGTCGCTTTATCCCCGATCGCTTTCCTCGATCTTTTTGCGTGGATCTCCCGTACTTTTAAGGTAAATACTATCGCGTCGATCGGGATATAGTTACCGTCGAAATTATTCGCTAGATAAACGGCGAACCCTTCTAACAGGAGAGGGTTCTTATAGTGAATATCCGTCTCTAGTCTCGCTAGTTCAATCGCGAGAACGGCATTGTATATTTCAGCGGTATTCGCGTTCATCTCGCGTAATTCTCCATAGCCCGACCTATTACCCAAAAGGGTTCTATTAGAGCGAACTCTCCCCGATTCGTGACGAGTAATTCCGCGTATCGATCGAGGCCGATCGATTCCCACGGGTACAGATCCCCGATCGCGTCGTTGATAGCGATCTCGAAAGATAAGCGTTCTAAGGTGTTTAATTCGTTCACTCTTCCTCCTCTCCCGTGATAACCGTGGGAATCAGCACGTCATCATCGACTACCGCGGAATCCCTCACGATCGCCGCTATATCGTCGTCAACACCGGGGGCGATCGCCTCCTGTCCTACTAATTTTCCATCGGGATCGATCACCGCTAACCCGTTCTTTTGAATCACGTTTATCGCGTAGTCGAGAGTATCGAACCCCATGACTTTTTCAAGTACATCTGTCAGCGTTTTCGACATCGATAGCGCGTCCCGGTGCGACCAGTTCCCGTTCGGTTCGATCGTTAATTGTATCGGTCGGCCGCTCTCGTCTACCGAGGTCACGGTTCTACGGGAGATCGGGTAGTTTGTCATCGCCTCGATCTTGTCAAGACTTTTCATCGCGATTTTTAGCGTTCTCTCGCGGATTTCTGTCAGGACGTGATCGATATGTCCGTCTTGATCTTGTATTTTTTTTAACCAGTAAGCTCGCGCCCTTTCTTCCCATCGGTAATTCTTACAGGCGAGTATCCAGTCATCGGGTACTGTCTTAGCTCGCTTGAATTTCGTTTTCTCGATCGTTTCCCCGGCGGCCTCACCGCAATTAGAGAACGCCCGATTTAACGTCCTGTACCCGCTAGGGACGGGCAGATACCAAGTTTTAAAGCGTTCGTACCAATCGATCGACTCTAACGGTTGTTGTTCCCATACCGGGAAAGTCACGAGTTCGATCGTTTCCTCGTGAATCGTGTAAGTTCGTTTTCTGCCGCGTCGCGCTACTACCATCGGATAGGATAAAGTGTTTTTATAAGTTTACCTGACAATTCAAGTATGACAGATAAATCCGATAAGTTATCGATCGAGTATCGCCGTCTCTCCGATCTCGTTCCACTGAAAAGTAATAGCAAAAAACACGCGACCGAGAACACGATCGCTCTTATCCTAGAGTTCGGTTTTAAAGACCCGATCGGCATCGATCCGAGCTTAAACGGCGGAAAAGGCGGAATTACCGAAGGACACGATCGACGTGCCGCATTATTAGAGATTAAAAAACGCGATATTCCCGCGCCTCGGGGAATTATCCTCGATAAAGACGGAGAATGGATGGTTCCTGTTTTAATCGGGATACATTTAGAATCTGAACCGAAAGCGATTAAATACTCAGTCCTACACAATCACAGTACAATCCGGGGCGCGGGACTCGATCCGATCGATGAACTGAAACTATTCGATCGGGATCTGTTACTCGAACAAGCGGAATATCTCGATACTCACGGGGAAGACCTCGGGGCGATCGGGGATTTAAACACGATTCTCGAAACGTTAAACGCGGGAGACGGGGAAAGCGATGAAGAAATTCCCGACGATAACCGCAATATAGACGAGGAAAGTTTAGGCGAGACGAAACACGAATGCCCTAACTGTAAATTCCGGTGGTAAGGACTATGAGTGAATGGACGTTTCACCCGCGACCACAAACGAAACCTGTAACGGTAAGAGAAGCGTTCGCGGGATTGGACGAAAACGAACCCTGCCCGATCGCTATACCCGAATGGATGCGGAAAGTAGCGGGCGAGATGGTAGCCGGGGATTTTAACAGCGATCGGATCAAGCCGATCATCGCGAAGTACAAAAATGGAAAAACGGGCGGTTTTATGGCTATTAAGCTGTTATCGTGGGACAAACCATCTTGTACCTTAATTAAATTTAAAAATTGGGAAGCGGGCGGCATAATTCACCCGAACCGAAAGCGATTCGTTAACGAGCGGGAACTAGCCAGACTCGCGAGCTTTCCCGATGACTTTATATTCCCGCCGTCCCTCGGATTTAAAAACGTTATCGAGCGCGTCGGAAATTGCGTACCGCCGTTGCTAATGAAAGCGATCGCCGAAAATTTACGCTTATCCCCGTTCCTACAAGATACCGATCGGCCGACCGTTATCGATACCTTTTCCGGTTGTGGGGGAAGTTCCCTCGGACTCCATCTCGCGGGATACGATGAACGGTTAGCGGTCGAGTGGGATAACAAGGCGGCCGCGACCTACCGATCGAACTTTCCCGACGTACCGCTCTATCACGGGGATATAAAAGAACTGTCCCCCGATCGGGCCGTAGAATTATCGGGAGTGAAACCGGGCGACCTCGATCTATTCACCGGTTCCCCGCCGTGTCAGGGCTTCTCGGTATCCGGTAAGCGCGAACTGCACGACGATCGCAATCAGCTGTTCCGCGAGTATTGCCGGTTACTGGACGCGTTTAAACCGAAAGCTTTCGTGATGGAAAATGTCAAAGGAATGATCTCCGGACACATGAAACCGATCGCTCTCTCTATATATAGTGAACTCCGATCGTGCGGTTACGAGGTACGGGGGCAAGTGTTGAACGCTAAATACTACGGGGTTCCTCAATCGCGGGAACGCGTGATCCTAGTCGGGGTTCGGAAAGACCTAGTACAGAAGCACGATCTATAGAGTCCTATCGATACCCGTCTATCCGAACTATAGAGAAAGACACAGCCAGAAAGTTTCAAGATTTTTTAGGGACGATCTCGCTCGGATCGTCCCTATTCCTTTCGTAGCGAGCGTTTCGGGCTGAGAGGGGAGTGTTACCCCGTTACTTGACATATCCAAAAACAGGCGGCATTATTAAGTCATGGGAAAGCGAAACACCCAAACAGAAAACATTCAAAAGCGAGAGGACATTATGATTTCCATCGAACAAATTAAAGCTTGTGAAGTTTATTCCGAATTGCAAGCCGTAGGGAAGGAACTAAACATCGCTCACGAGGCGGGAATCAAGATAGTGGGAGTTTCTAAAGTCGCGCTACGGGAATCGATCGTTAGCTGGATCGAGAACAATCTAGTAAACGTATTAGAAACTATCGAAGATTCCGAACCCGATAGCGATGAACTGCAATCGGAAGAAAACGAACTAGAAACCGAACCAGAAACCGAACCCGCTATCGAAGAAACCATCGAAACGGAATCCGAAGAAAACGAGAACGAAGTAGAAACCGAACCCTCTCCCGACGAACAAGCGAGCGATAAAGGAAAAATCCTAGTAACTTCCGATCTTAAATACGAGATCGAGTATTGGGGAGAGAGTATTAAGTTCTTTGACTATCAAAAGAACGAGGTTTACAAAATTCCCGCGGATCTGTTTAAAAGCCTTAACGCTCGCACGAAAGAAGTGTATTTAGTAGACTTTATCGAACACAACACACCCGTACATATTCCCGATATAGAGGAGTGGTTATTCTCTAAAGGAATCGGGTACGGATGGACTGACACCGGACTCGTGAACATGGACTGTCGCTTATTCACGGACAGCGACAAATACTACGCGGTCAATAAAGCCGGGGAAATCGTGTCCACGATGGATAGTGCTTTCTTCAATCCTAAATGGTTTAAGTCTCAAGCTTGGGAGTCGTGGCTCGGGATCGAGAAAAAAGCCCGTAAATCTAGCGGGGGCGGCGCGCCGGGTTCGCGAGCTAATAATCCGAACGCCAAAACCCCGAAAGTTCCTCAAAAACTTGTCGATTTTATGCGGGAAAAACCGCGAACCGTTAGCGAAATGATGGAATTAATGGGATGGAATTACCATAACGCGAGAAATTATCTCAGCTATATCAAGTGGAATGGAATGACCTTGGTTTCCGAGGGTAAAGGCGAAACGAGAACCCATCACATCGTAGGCTAGTCTATCACCGGGGATCACCCGATCCCCTCTCTAGTAAACCTTAATCAATCAATGGAGTTTAATTATGTTCGCTGTAATTCTCTTGACCGACGCGCATTATGAACAGATTGGCAGAATTATCGATCTCTATTTCTGCCCGGTATCCGAGAAACGAGAGTACAAAGTAATTCTAGAAAACGGCACGGTAGTTTATTGCGAAGCCGATGATCTAATTCCCGTACTGCTATAAATCCCCTCGCTTTTGAGTCCTAATCACATCAATCATTCAATGGAGTAAAGGCGATGATCGACTATATCGAGTGTTACAACTTTGAAGTTTATTCGGATAATGTGATTGTCGGATACGTCCGGACAGAAGCGGATATGAGACAGTTTAAATCGATTTATCAATCCCCGTTCTCTCCCGCTATATTTTCCCTAGCTTGTCCGCTTAAATAATCTCCCGATCCGCTTTTTGAATCCTAGTAAAAACATCAATTATTTCGGAGTAAATCATGTCTGAAACAAAAAAAGAATTCCGTAAGTTATTTTCCAGTATCGCAAAATCCCACCGATTAAAAGCTGTAGATTTTTACGTTACCGGGGAGTATGTCGCGTTCCCAACTACTTACCTAGTCAGTGAGACATTAGAGGCGTTTAAAGCACTAGGTATCGAGGCTAAATATCTTTACATCATCGGAGTATCGGTAAAAAAAGAAGAACTGAAAAAAGTAGGAATAGATCTACCCGTGGGAACATATTTCATTCCTACCGACACTCGGAAACCGATCGCGAAAAAACAATGGGTAAAAATTGTCGATTCGGAATACTACGCGGATATGTACCCGCGAGGTAGCGTGTAAAATTCCCACCGCTAACCGAACACGGCCGCCGATCGCCCCGGCGGTTTTTTCGTATCTCCCTTGTAGTATGTCTGTAGCGAGGCGTAGGGAAAATAGGGACGGGATAGAGGGGATCGGGAGGGAGAAGAGAGAGAAAAAAGTTATTCCTGTTAATGAGTGTTAGGAGAGTTAATAACATTCTCTATCCCTCTCTACGTCGATGTTCTAGCTTTTTGTTATTGATGTTAGGGCGATTCCCGTGACTTCGTTTCCCCGTGTATATCTCTCCCGATCCCCTCGAAAATAGCTTCTATCCCTATCCTCTCTATTCCCTCGATAGAATCTATATCCCGATCGCTTATCGTGTCTCTACGTTCGTTCTTATGGACGGGTTCGGTTATTCCTGTTCCGATCCATTCTTTCCCTCGGATCGGCTAAACATTCATAACAAATCGCTGTAATCGTTACAGGATAAGACTTTCAGGGTGTTATTGACTCCCTAACATTCCCCCGATCCCGATAACAGGGGATAGATAGAGAAAAATCTATAGATACTATAGAAAAACTTGTAGAGAAAACTTTAAGGATTTTACTTGACAACTTAAGTAATTTACAGGATGATAGTTTGTGTCAGGACAAACAAGCGAGAGGAAACAAGATGAACGAAGTACAGGAACTTCAAGTTTCAAGTCTAATGCCGGGGATTTATGTTATCGGCGTACTAAACGCCGATAATCCTAAGCTCGCCCCGTCGCTTTTAAAAATGTTCGTGGGCGAGAACGGGATCGAGATCTATTGGGAAGACTACCCCACGGGGAATAACGGGAAAGGAAATAAAAAATTCAATTGTTTCGACGCGATCGCTCATTCTCATATTGCGACTATCCCCGTGCATCGAGAAAACTTTACGCCGGTATTTATTACTGGTTCCAATGAATAACCCTAGCCGATAGGCGGCCGCGCGGGGTTCGATTCCCCGCTAGGGATTGCCCGAATAGGGCAAATACTAGAAACATTCAACGGAGTAAATGAAAATGACGCTATCTATTTCCGATCCCCGCAACGCCGGATGGAATCTAGGCGAACGGAATCGCCAAAAGGCACAGATCGTGTACGGGGGCGTTGATCCCTCGTATGGATTGGGGATCGAGTTCGATAAAAACATGACCACGAACGAAGCCTTATCCGAGGTCGGACTGAACTGGCAGATTCAAAAAAGCGAGTATCGGTACGGGATGTTCTACGAACGGAATAACCCGAACAAGATAGCCTTATCCGATCCCGAAGGTCGCGATATGGGAACCGTGAGTAAGGAATGGTCTGACAGCCTGATTCCTTTCGGGCAGTATGTCGATAATTTTCGGAATTTCTGTAGCGAGAATTCCCTACCGCTAGAAAGAATAGGCAAGCTCGAAACTGTCAATCGAGCGGGTGAATTGGAACTGAGATTATTTATGGTCGCGGATCTAGCGGGATCGGGGTTCAGTATATGTGGTGATGACCCCAATACGGGAAAGCTGTTAATACAGCACCCGTTTTATTACGGCGCGGGTCACTCGATTTCTAATATCGCCTTCCGTGTTGTCTGTAGCAACGGAATGGTAGAGAAAGTAAGAGACAAGGTCAAGATCATCGGACACAACTCGAACGCCGCTTTAAATATTCAAGCTTGCTTACAGGCCGCCCGTGACGGATGGGAATCCTACAAAAATCGGGTTAACCTTTTAGCCCAAACCACGATCACGGGCGCGGAAAGTTTAGTGATCCTGATAGACCGCTACGGAACCCGTCAGGAAAATAAAGATCTCGCCCGTAACCTGCTAGGACGGTTACAGCAGGAAAAAATAACCGTAGAACAGTTAGATCGCTTAGTTAACTCCATCGATCTAACCGATGAATCGGAAATACTCCGAACCGTTCACGCGATGTATACCCGTAACGCGTTCATCGGTAGCGACCTCGTTTCATCCCGCGAAACCGCGTGGGGATTACTAAATTGCGTGACAGAATACTACTGTCACAATCGATTAGAAGAGAGCAAAAATCTTAACCGTAGCGTTAATTCGTTATGGAATGGAAATAGCCAGTCTTCTACTCAAGCTTTCCTAAATTCTATCTCCTCGTTCGCTCACGAGAAAGCGAACCGAGAAAAACTGAAAACATCGAATATAATCCAAGCCGTCCGCGCTTGGTAGGAAATAAAATAGCGGGGTGAAATTCCCCGCGTACCCTTCTGTAAAATTCATTCAATAGGATTGTATCATGACTTACGCTATTCATAGCTTCACTGAAAAATTCAACGACCCCGATCCGCTAAGAAAAATAAAATAGGTTCCCGATGGAATAGCCTGTCATGACGGATACGATTGTATCGTTTACGAAGAAATTCATCCCGCTAATAATATTCATAAACGACTACTCCTGTCGGTAGTTTACGCGCCCTATTCCCCGGTAGACGGATACGAGACTTACAGGGCGATCGGGTATGACAGCAACGAACGCGTTACCGAACAAATAAAGCTCGTAAAATACGCTATCGCCCGCCATGACTATCAAGGCACTTTTGCGGTAATCGAGCGAGAAATAAACAAGGAAAAATACTACAACTTCCGCGGAATAGACGAGAAAGATTATCTCGCCCGGACGTATAGCGAGGGAATGGACGGGGAATGCAAAATAGTTGCGCTTGTGACGGCTAAATAGGTACTCAAGCCTTACAGGGGAGTTGCGAGGTATTCCCCTAGCCTTGCCCGAAAATAGGGCAGTTAACCGAAAATAATCAATGGAGTAAAAGCAATGACTCACGCGTTAGAAATTCAACCGATCGCCTCTATCAACATCGAAAATAAAAATATTTTCGTGGGGGCAAAATTCCCGCAATTAAATAAACTAAAAACGCTTGCAGAATACGTGGCGCAACTCGAAAATTTTCATCCCGACAAACCCGTGATAGAGCGGGTAAAGATAACCGAACAAATAACCCTGTCTCAAGCCGATTACAATCGGTTTACATCCGCTCTAACAGACGATCGGGATTGGCTCGCGGGGAAAGGTGGTCACGACAGCGACTATCCGACGGAACTAGAGGGGATGACTTTATTGTCCAATAGCGAAGAGTTTTGTAAATGGCGAGAAAAAGCCTATCGGATATGTGTTTTGGTCGTGTCCGATACCGATCGCCGGGGAATACTGGTAGATCCGCAAGGGTATAATTACGCCCGCTATGTCGGGTTAATAAACGCAAAAACGCTATCGGAAATAACCGAAAAAATTATTAATGAGTAGAAATAATTCCGCTTTTTGAATCCCATAAAAATAACCATCACCCGAGGAAAAATAAATGCTCACGCGCGATATTTGTAACAATTGGTTAAGCGATCAAGGATCGGGAGATCGCTATCGAGTACACAAAAAAGAACCCGATAGAGCGATCGCCATCCGAACAGACGGAGCGGAGTCGAACGTGCTTCACGAGATTATCGACGGCGAAAAAATCCAAGTTCTCGATCTCGGATGGGATAAGTGCATCGATCGGCTACAAAAATATTTTCACGAGGAAAAAATAAAATGAACACTCAGCCGTTAACCGTATCGAACGCGGGAACCCCGATAGGTAGAACCGTGTTTATCTCCGAAAAAGAAACTTACTCGGTAGACCTCGATCGGGAATGGACGGCCGCGGAAATAATGCTAGATTCTATCTGGAAAAATAACGCGGAACCCGTCGCCACGATCGATCCCCGAGGGATCTTGTGTCTTGACTTTCGGAAATAAAAAACAAATAGGAGTAAAAACGATGAAAGTAATCGCGACAGACGCTAATGATCGAGAAATAATCTTCTATTCCGAGAACGGGGAACTAAATGCGATAGAGAAGCTATCCCCCGTAGACGATTCCGAAATAAACGAGATGATCGAATGTGGCGTTCATTTCGGACGGGCGATCTCTTACGGCGCGTGGGAAATAGAGATCGAGCGGACGGACGCGGAAAAATTAGAGGCGATCGCCAACGTCGCCCGCGCATTCCCGCCGGACGCGTCGATCGAGCTTTATCGGCGGGGAATAGAAGCTGTCCTCGCGATACTTGACTAGACAAAAAATAAATCGTGTATAATGTCTTAGGTTGTCCCTAAGACTTTTCCGCTATGGACGAAAAAATAATTCAAGAAATAATCGATCGCTACCGAGGGGATGAGTATTTATCTTTCGTGGAAATAGCGGACGATCTGAAAATAGAATATCGTTCGCTAGTGGAAAAATTACAGCCACTAGCGAACGAGATCGAACTGAAAGTATTTAACCGCTCGGGCAATAGAAACGGACACGCGATAGATACGAGTCCGTTCCTGCTAGACTATTACTATATAGTCGATTGCGATCTTAAAATTCTCGCCGAAACGTTCGGGTATAGCGATTACAGCAACGCTCTTAGAGCGATGCGAAAAAATAAACACTATATCGGCAAAAATAAAAATATGTTCTCAGAACTTCCCCATATTCCCCCGTTTCCGAAGAATACTAAAACCATGCGGGATAGGAAAAAAAATAGGGATAAAATAAAAATAAATGATTAATTGGAATATAGGGAAGCAAATAGCAATAGAAGCGTTCGGGGAAATGGTAGACGAGTTCGCCGGTGAAATAACCTACCAGATCCGCGATCCGAAATGGCAGTGGCCGCGGGAAACGCGACGGAGGAACAGCACGATCGCCGGTTCCCCCCGTGACATCGTGGACACGGAAGAATTGAAAAATAGCCAGTTCACGGAAGATATTAGCGATACCTATAAGGTGATCGGCTACACCGCCGAACACGCCGCGCTAGTTCACGAGGGCTATCAAATAGAGCGGGCGGACGGGGGAGTAACCGACGTTCCCGCGCGCCCGTTTATCGATGAAGCGGTGAAGGAATACGATCCGCTAGAAAGCTACGCCGATATTTTACGGGAGAAGTTGGGTTAGAACTATATGGCAATTAAATTTTACAAAAGTCCGTTTCACGCGACCGAATCGCCCGAGCGAGCCGATATGTTATGCAAAATAGTTGATCTTTTGTTAAAAATAAGGGATATAAGAAATGAACGAAACCGAACTAAGATCGACCCTAGCGGCGATCAGAAATAACCTGATTCTCGTTCTCGATTCCGACCTCGGAAAATACGAGATTTTAAATCCCTCGGGACAAAAAATAAGCGAGGTTCCCGCTATCTGGACAGAACCGCCCGAACTACCCTCGAATTATCGGGTAAAACCCGATAGCGGGATCGAGACGATAATCCAACGGGAACCCGATCCCGAATACGATTCCCTACTCGGGAACTATATCGAGGTCGCGAGATACACGATCGTACTCAAGCAGTACGATCTATCCCGTTCCCTGACCCCCGTTGTCGGCAGACTCCAGATCTGCCCGTACTGGAACGTCCTAGAATCGCCCCGCGTCACGTCCTACACGAAAACGCCCGAAGGAATTGTCCGCCCGAGAGCCGTTATCAAGGTATCGACGGCCAAAGTTTTAAGGTAAAATATTACTTGAAACTTTAGGCAGAAAGATAAAATAATGTCTACCTACGCGGATCTCAAGACCCCGGACAATCTAACCCCGGCGCGTAACACGAAAGTATTAGTGTCGGCCGTTTTTCCCTACGGCGATCCCGCCCCTGCTAGAACCGTCGCGCTCGCCGCGGGCGTTGACGAGGGAGACGATCAGATCACCGTGGCGAGCGGGGGATTCGGTCGCCTTCTATTCGAGGGAACCAAGATCGAGATCGGGGCTACCGGCAACTACGTCATCGTTCGGAAGAAAACCACGACCACGACGCAAGTAGCGATCGACATCGAACCGGCAAAATTCTCCGATACTCTCGACACACCGACCCCGCAAACCTGCACGATCCGCGCGTGGATTCCTGTAATCAGCGCGAAGACCTACAACATCGACGCGAGTAATAACGAGGGTTCCGACTCCGTTTTCTCGGACGATCTCGCGATGGAGAAATTCATCGAGAGCGTCAACTACTCGGGTTCCGTCTCCGGCCCGGAAGTGTACGGAGATCCCTCCCTCAAAGTGATCACCGCGGCCGAAGAAGCGGGCGCGTGTCTGTACCTCGAAATCCTCAAACCCGGACAGCGCGGCGGGCGTAACGCTCAATGCTATGTTTCCCGCGGCGAGAACGGCGATAAAACCGCCTATCTCCAGAACACGATCAACCTCACGATCACGGGCAAGGCGGGCTACATCGATGGTATGGCAAGCTCTCCGTTCGATGGCGACGTGGTTCAAGCCGACTACACCTTATGATGATCCGGCACTTGACGGACGCGGGGCAAGAGGTATTTCTCGTGAATTGCGAGATCCGCGGTGAATACCTTTACTTCCGCGTCGGGGTGTTCGATCGAGAAATAAAGGACGAGAAAAAAACCTTCTATTCAGACCCCGATCCGAGGGGACACCGGGACGAGTACGAACTAGAACTCGATCCCCTCTGGTTGAACGATCTACCGCGCGTAAAAAAAAATAAGCGAGTAAAAATACATGGCATTAAGCATCTTAGGAAAATTCAAGACGGATGAAGCCCACTTTTTCCCGCTAAGGAAGGAATGGATCGGGTACATCGAGGAGGAAAAAGTATTAGAAAAACTCGATACGATCGTATCGGAAAAAGACGGGGAGATCGGGATCGAATTAACCAAGCGGTACGGGGTTCACCCGTCCGAGAATAAGGCTATTCCCGAAGCGTTCGAGAGACGGGAAAAAGCCGATAAAGTTTTTCTAGAACAGCTTAAAGCGGTTAGCCAGAAAACCGGGCTATCGATCGGGGAGGTCGAATCGATCGTCATGAGCGATAACTCTCTCGCCGAACGCGTCGAAGAAATCATGGTTTCCGCCGCGGAGATGACGGACTCGCGCCCCGAGGAAAAAATAAATATCGCGAAGGTCGTACAAGAATCGATCTCCGATTCCCGCAAAAAACGCCGCGAGTTTAGTAAAGAAACCGCCGATCTTATCGCGCCGTTTCTCGATGAATTAAATAGTCTATTTCAAGAAAGATCCGACGCGTTCGACAATTACAATCGCGAACTAATCACCTTGTTTTTAAATAGCCCGCGCCGGGTAGCGAAAGCCAATCCCAAAAAAGAACCCCTCACCCGCTCCGACATCGAAGGACTTCACCCGGCGATGCTGATCCGCTTTTATAACGATTACGTTTACCCCGATATTAACCAGTGGCCCGCGCCGCCCGCGGTGAGCGAACCCGAAAAAGAACTCGAACCCGAGGAGGAGGAAACCGAAAAAAAAGAATAGACGACGCGATAGAGGCGAGGTTAGAGGCGATAAGCAACCCGATCGAATGGGAGAAGATCTATTTCCAGTGGTTCGCTTGGGGACTGCCGGCCGAAGAATGGCACGAGTGGCCGGACTGGATGATCCTCAAAAAATGGTCGGGAGTGCAACGGGTCAAGGCGGAAGAAATAAACTCGCTATCGGGAACCGCAAGCCAGATCGCCGCGATGGTTCACGCGTACATGAAAGCGCAAGCCAAAGATAGCGGGAAAGTGGACGATCTCTCGCCCGGCGATTTTCTCCCCTACCGACTAGAGAAAGAGAAAGAATATTTCTTCGATCCCGAAACCGCCGAAGTATTGGTAGAGGCGTTAAAAGCCGGGGAGGTTCCCGTCTACGCCCTACAGATAATCGTGGATTGCGGACTTTACGACGAACTTATACTGCTAGGGGATAAAACAAAATGACGCTCTCGCTCGGTACGCTTGAAATCGGATTAGGGCTAAATACCGCCGATTACGATCGGAAGATCGCGAGAGCGGAGAATCGGATCTCCTCGTTGAAACGTCAGGTCGAGCGCGTCGGCATGACCGCGAGAATCAAAGTAGAGGTTGACGATCGCCGCCTCTACGAACTGAACGATCACCTAAAACTCAAACGGGACGACCTCGATAAAACCGCCGCGCACTACCGACGTAATCCGATCCGCGTTCGAGTGGAAGACGATTCCCTAATCCGCCTCAATCGGGAGTTGCGGGAATTACAGCGCGTCAGCGTCGATATACGGGTTCCCTCTCGCCTCGTTGTCGAACATCGCTTCTCGGGGTATCAGGATCGGGTAGAAAAGGCGATCGAGCGATTATCCGTCACCGTTCGTAACTCTAGCCCGCGTTCCCGGAATCCCCTCGAAAAACTATTTAATCTGACCGTGGGCAACGCGGTCGGGGGATTTTTCACGGGGGCGGGAGCCTACGCGGGAGTAAAAGCCGGAAAAGGTTTTTATAAGGGATTCGATACCGACTTCGACGCGATCGGGCGGGAATTCGGCATTTACACGAAAGACAAGGTGGATCGGGTCAAAAAAGGACTCGATACGGGATTTCGGGAGTTGCTAGGGTTCCCCGATGGATTGAAAGACGCGAAACGCCTATTTCAAAAGAATTTTGATACTTTCCTCGATAACATCACCGATCCGGGGTTTTACCGGGATCTAGAGGATCTTTTCGTCGCGATGGCGCAAGCGAAGTTCGATCCCTCGATCCTGAAAGCCGGGGCAAAACTAACCGAGAGCCAAGCGGCCGATAAAAAAATATTCGAGGAAGCGCGGGGAAAAGTAGTTTCTCGATTCGAGGAAACGGTTAAAGAGGATTTTGTCCGAGCGGCCGGGGCTTTCATGAAGCTATCGGCTCAACCCCTGCGAGTTCGTAAGCGGGTACAACTCCGGGACTCTTCCGAGATGGCCCGGCAACAGTCGGGAATTTTCGGGCGGGAATACGACGCGGTTCGGGACAAGATCGACGCGTCCGATAATATCGTTCTCATGACGGGCGGCGTTGACCCGACAAAATCGAAGCGGGGCAAGCCCAATGTAGATACGACCTATCAGATCGCCGCGGGAATTCAAGCTCTTTTCCCGAAAGCGTTCGTAGATACCATTACGCCCTATCACACGACATCGATCGAGGATCTAGAACAGGGCGCGTATAACCGGATCTTGCGGGGATCGATCCTGCCGTTTATCAAAGAACAGAAAGACGCGCTCGCTAACCTTTTTGGCGAGAAGATGGTTAACGACATCATCGCCAACCTCGAACAGTTTCACCCGGTAGAGTCGATCCTCCGGCAGTCTGTCGAGAAGGGCTATAACGACGACTCGATCCGGATGGCCACGAAAGCACTATCCGCGTCGATGATGTTCCCCGATAAAAAGATCACCCTCGCCGGGGCATCGGGGGGCGGCTTCGTCGTGGAAGAGGCGATCGCTATCCTCAATCAGATAGCGAAACGGTTTCCCGAATTACGAAAAGCGATCTCGAATATCAAGGGATTCGCTATCGGTACTCCGATGGCCGGCATGACGGCGACAAGTGGCGGGATAAAGGGAGAGTACGCCAAATTCCAAGCCTATATCGGAACGCTAGACCATATCGGGAAAGGATTTTTCGGGGATACCCTGTACGCCGGGGACAGAAAAACGGCGAAACCGAACGAGATCGAGAGACTCGATAACGAGATCGCTCTCCCCGGCGGGATATTAAATCCGAAAAATAATCTGCAAACCGTGATCGGCGGATGGGGATACGATCACGAGGTCGGGAAAATGCTCGCGGATCTCGGAAAGCCCGTTTCTGAATTCCTGCTACTCCTTTCCTCGTTCCTGAATAACCGGGTAATGCGACCCGAAGAAGCCAAGCGACTAACGGGAGTATTCGAGAAAATAAAATCCCTGAAAGTCGGGCAAGATGCTAACGCCTATATCGACGATCTCGCGGCGATTATCAAAGAGATCGGAAGCGTAAACAAAAAAATAGGCGGGATTCTCGATACCAAAGAACTCGGGACGCTATTGCGAAAAACCCGACAACTAGCGCGCGCGACGGGGAGCGAGGGAGCGAAACAATTCGAGGGACAGATCGCTAGGGAGATCGAGGGGGTTCTGAGATCCGGACTCGGGATCGATAACGTGGCCGGACTCGGGGAACGCGGGGGCGGGCAAACCTCTTTAGTCGTTCGCAATATCTCGGATCTAATCCGGGACGCGTTCAACGAATTAGCCCGAAGACAGGGCAAGCCGTCGCCGTATCCCGAATCGGACTTTCAGCCGCTCGATCCCTTTCTCGAATCGATCGCCACGATCGAGGACGCGCTACGCAAGTCGGCCGAAGAATTAAATTTGCCCGCGGGTGATTTCGGAAGCCTGATCCAACTATGGAAAGCGGGCAAGGCGACGGAACCGCCGGTAAGGGGCTATGCCGACGAATTCCGTTCCGTGTACCGGGATTTTCTCAAAGAACTCGGGAAACTCTCGAAACTAGGGAAAAACTATTTCCAGAAAAGCGAGGACGGGAGAACGAAAGTAGATTTTTACAAACTTCTTTGGGATTCCGCGAAGATCGCCGCGGCCTACGGACAGCCTCCCTACGCGGAAATGTCCGGGAAATACCGCGAGCAAACTTTCAATACACCCGAAGAGAAACAGATGGAAAAAGCCTTACTCGCTTTTTTCAAGCTGTACGAGAAAGACGCGGAAATATTCAAGAAGCAATATCTAGAGATCGCTCTAGAGGCGAAAAAGCTGTACGCGGCGGGAGATCCCGCGGGATTACAGAAACTAACCGAACTTCTGTCCACCTCGAAATTCTCGCGGATCGCGGAACTCGGGAAGAATATAAAAACCGCGAAGAGCGGCAGGATCGGCAAAGAAAAAGCCCTCGGGGAAGGAACGAACTACAAACGCCTCGCGGGATTCTTGGACAAGTTGCTAGAAAGTCTCGTCCGGTACGAGGTATCGAACCGACAGGATACGAGTGGGTTCGGGGAACTCGCCGCCGCGGGCTACGGTATTAACGCGATCCTCGATTTCGTGAATCTCGCGGCAGAACGGGGCAAGGAATTCGCCCGCGTCCCCGATCTCCTAAAATCGTCACAAATACAATCGGCACTAGAAGATCCCGAGATCGCTAAAAAATTCGAGATCAAGGCCGAGAACATGAAATCGGCCTTACAAGAGGTTTACGCCAATCTAGAAACGCCCCTAGAAAGAAAGACGGCCGAAATTGTCGAGGCTTACGTTAGCGGTATCTCGAAACTGATCGACTCGATCGACGCGGAGATCGTCGCCCGAAAAGTTTCTACCCCCGTCACCATTGACGGCAGACTCCGGGAGATGGCCGTCAATCGCCTACAGACCCCCGACCGCAATAACGAGATCGTCAACATCGCGGGGAACGAGGATACCGCGAGTCTACTGCTACAGACGGCCAAGCGCGAGATCTTTAATGCCCTCAATCTCTCGGATAAATCGCTCTGGAAGGGGGCGAACGCGACGATCCAGATCTTCGATCGGCTCGTCATCGCCGCCCGAAAGGTAGAATCCGCTTTTCTCGGGAGAATACCGGCGGCGATGGCCGCGAAGAATATAGCGGCTCCCGTTGTCGCGCCGATGGCGTTGGGGGCGATGACCCTCGCGGGATTGCCCGATGATGTCGCTCACGGGATCTATCAATCGCTATACAACGTTTTTCACGAGCTTTACAAAACAGGAAGCGATAAATACGTCCAGGAACTAGCCGCGCATATCAAAGACGCGCTAGATATTGCGGTTCCCGCCGACGCGAACCCCGCTATCCGGGGGATTATTCAGGGCGTGAACATGGCGACCGAACAGATAGCTAACGCGGTGATCGCGCCGATACAAAGCGTTGCAAACTCGATCGTGGAAGGAGAATCCGCGGGAACCGCTTACGCTACCGCGACGACAGTAACGGGATTCGCCGTAGAAACCCTATTCGGGACGGCCAGAAAAGCGATCGCCCCGAAAGCGTTAGCCCCCGAAAAACTTGTCGAACTAGAAGCGAAAGGGATGGCACTAGGCGCGTCCCTCGCTAAACTTACCGATTCTCTCTCTAGAATCACGAATAATCTGCCCGCGCTCCCCCCCGGCGTTGACCCTTTCAAGCGGGAATATTACACCCGCGACCGACTACGGGAGATCGCTCGCAATCAGGGATTGAACGTACTGCCGGGCGGGAGTAAAAAAACGCCCTCGGTCGATGATTACTGGAAGGCGATTATCTCGAAAGTCCCGCCCGAGACGTTAATAAAACTTCTCCTCGCCACGAACGAAAAAGGACGCACGAAAGCGGGACGCGAGGCGTTAGCGGGGATGAGTTACGCGGCCTCCCCGATCGATAAAGGATTCGTGACGACGATCGGGCAGTCGGTCGCGACCGTCCGTAAAATGGCGAAAGGCTCGCTCGCGGAAGCGGAACCCGATCCCCGCAAGCTCGCGGAATACTACCGGCAACTACAGAAAATCAAGGGCGAGATCGCTAAAGTTCGAGCGAACCCCGAACTCGACACATCGGGACTCAATCGCAACCTTAACGCCCTCGTTATTAATATCGAGAATTTACAGGGGGATATTCAACGCTCGATCGGGAACCTAACAAAAGGAGCGAATAACGAGCTAGATTCCGCGAGACTGAACACCCGCGAGATCGGGGAGAACGCTATAGACGATCTCGATGACGCGCTCGGGAACCGATCGCCCTCGTGGAAAGGAAAGCGATCCGGGAAAAACCTGATCAAGGGATTGGAAATAGGAACCGCGGAAGAGGCGAGAGTCTTTATCGGTCAGATCGACGCGCTATTCCGAGATATTAATAAACGCCTTGAACTCAACCAGAAGCAGGGCGGAAAATTCCTGATCTACGCGAGACGGGAACACCTCGACTCGATTATGAACACGGGCTACCAAGCCCTACACCCGAACAGCAACAAGGATCGCTCTCTCCGAAAACGATTCGAGAACGCTATCCGTCCCGACTACTCTCCCGAGGGGGTCAGTCCGATTTACGGGTTCTGGCATCCCGACGCGGCCGGTAAATTCATCGGAACCGGGGGAGGGATAAACCGACCGCGCGCGCTGATGGCTTTCGGAACCCATAACTACGGCGGGAGAGAACCCGTAGCCCTAGAGGGTTTGTTCAACCCCGATCGGATGATGTTACACGCGGGCGACAGTCTCGGGATGGCAAGCGGGCTGGCAAGCTCCGCTCCGATGTCGCGCGATATGGTCGAGCGGATAACGTCCCGTTTCGGGAGACTCATCGAGGCCGACATCCCGAAAATGTTCGAGAAATTCCGAATCGCTACAGGAGACGAGGAATTTAGTTCGGACACTTACGGCATGGAAGGGATCTTGTGGGATAAATTCCTTCTCACGGCAGTAGGCGCGTTGCACACCTATGACGGACAGATCGGGGGAGTCCGTCCGTTCGAGGACGGTACAAGGGAACTGGCCAAGAAAAAAGGCATCGAGCTACAGGATCTCGAATGGGTACAAGACCCGAACGCGAGCGATTGGGACAAGCTTCTCGGGCGTGACGGGATGTTTCAAGAGCGGACGCAACCCGGCGCGATCAAGCAACAGATGTCGCGGTTCCAAGAACTTTATAAGCTCTGGCAAGATCCGAGCCTGCCCGCCGGTAAACGTAAGGATATTTTTATCGAGCTATCCGTCGCGCTCCTCAAGCAACAGGGAGAACTCCGAACGATCGCTACCGCTATCGGCGCGGATATGTCTACCTTGATGTTCACCGCGGGCAAGGTCGGCGCGTCCAATTTCCAAAAAGGTTTACAGATCGGGGTCGCCACGAACGAGGCGGAAAAAATCGCCTACCAGAACGCGCTCGACATCGTGGACGAGACGAACAAGGGACTCGGGAACGCGTCGCCGTCCAAAAAAGCGATGAAAGCGATGCGGTTCTTCTACGAGGGACTAGCGTTAGGCGCGCGCCAGATCCGCTTCGGACTAGGACTAGAAACCCGCTTCGATAAAGAGGTGAGCGACTTTACTTTCTTTGTCGGGATGAAGTCGAAAGAAGCCCGAAAAGCGGTGCTTCAGGCTCTTAAAGAGATGGGGCTAGACCGCGGGGAACGCTTACAGGTTATCGACGAAGTTCTCGGATCGATGGATTCGGGAACCTTTACTTCCCCCCGCGCTTTCCAAGCGATGAAGCGGGCTACCGTTATCGCCCGCCCGAAAACAACGCGAGAAGAAATCCTCGGGGATTGGAACAAAAAACGCGACAATTTATTTAACACCCTCGATAGCATCGAGAAAGCGGGAGTTTCTAGCGGGTTCACGAGAGGGATCGTTAGCGGTATCCGCGTCGCCGTCGCGCAACTCGACGGATTTATAGGTTCGCTATCGACGGCCGGTAAACTACTACGGACGATCGATAAGGAACTCGACGCGGCCACGGGCGGGATGTTCAATCTCAGAAAAGCCGCGCTCGCGGTAGTCGGGGGATTCGCTCTACTCAAGGGAGCGGAATTCTTATTACAGCCGCTTTATTTCGGTATTCAAAATCTTCCCTTCACCGTACAGCAAGCGGTAACGAACTCGCTTCAGTCTCTAGTCGAGCTACAGAGAATCAAGGTTAACCTCGATGTCGCCGGGGTAGACAACGCGGACGAGGCGATCGGACAGTTGCGGGATCGGGCTAACGAACTCGGTATCTCGTTCAAAGAGAGCGTGAAACAGTACGCGCAATTCCGGATCGTCACTACCGACACCCCGCTAGAGGCTCAGGGCGATTCTATCTACCGGGGATTTCAATCGGCTCTCGCGGTGCGCAATACCAACCCGCAACAACAGACCGAGACATTCCGGGCGATCAATCAGATGGCCTCCCGCTCCGTTCTGTCGGTGGAAGAATTCACCCAACAGTTAACCGAGTCCGGGGGACTTTACGACGCGCTGATCGTCGCCGCCCGAGCGATGGGACTAACCACCGCCGAATTCTACCGGCAAGCGTCCGCGGGACAATTGTTATCGCAAGACGTGATCCCCCGGTTATCGGCCGAATACGAGCGGATGAGCGCGGGGGGACTCGGGGAATCTGGGAAAACCCTACAGGCGGAAATTAACCGCTATCAGAATAATCTCGAACAGTTATCGATGGGAGTCGGGGAGAAGATCGGCGCGGTAGCCTATCCCGCTCTACAACTGCTGAACGTCGCGCTAGGGGGGGTAAACGACAACCTCGACGCCTTGTTAATTGTCGCGAGAGCCGCGCTTAACGTCACGATCGGGTTAGTCACAAAATCCGTCCTACAATTTATTGCCGCCACGCGACTCGGACAGCTTGTCCTTTCTTCGTACAATGCCGCTCTTTTTACTACTGGAGTACGCGCCGGAGAAACCGCCACGCGGATGCAAATGTTGTCAGCGACAGCGAAAGCGACGGGGGTAGTTTTTAATTCGGCTATTTCGGTAATGGCGATCCCTCTCGCCGTGACCGCGGGATTACAACTATTCTTCGCGATCTGGAACGCGGGGAGCGAGGATCTTCGTAACAATCTACAGACGATCAAAGAATCGAAAAAAGTATTAGAAGATCTCGGGAAAATCAAGCCCGAATCTAACCGGCAAAATTTCCTAGAAAAAGTTTTCACGCCGGAACAAACCAAAAAAGATCTATCCGAGGGGAACTGGTGGGATAAAACGGTCGCGCTCTTTACGTGGAGTCCGTTCCGGGAAGCGGGAAAAGTCGGATTCGATAGCTACGGAACGAGCAAGGATATTCGGAATATTAACGACACCCTAAAAGAAGGCGAAACCGTCCTAAAGGGATACAGGGATCAACTTTCCGATGTAACCGGGATCGATAAATTTATCGATTCCCTGCAAGGTCTTCGGAACAAGCTCGCTCAGGTTCGCGCGGAACGGGCGATCGCCGCGGGGAAAGGGGATTCCGCGGGAGTGGCGCGGGCGAATACCGTCGAACAAGAACTGATGAAACAGGAACAGGAAGCGATCGATAAACGCTTCGGTTCTCTAGGGTCCCGTATTGCCGCGGATCTGCAAGCTTACGAAAGCTCGCTCGCGAAACTGGAAGAGTCTTATCAAAAAGGCAATGTTTCCGTAGACGAATACACGGACAAATCGACAAAACTTAAAGCCGTAATCGCCCAACTCAAAGCCGAACAGCAGAATTATCTCAATATACTCAAGGATCAAGAAAAGCAGTACAAAAAACTTCAGTTCGGTTTTAAAAGAACCCTTAACGCTCAAGAAAATCGAGACTTTATTAACGCTCGAAAATCCCTGAATCGGCAGATCGGCAACGAGAAGGGATTCGCCGCGGGACAGCTTAACGAGTACGAATTTAACGTCAGGGTGCGGGAGGAATCGCTACAGACGGCAAAAGAGAAAATCGCCTCGCTACAGACAACCGCGACGGAAACGGGGGCAAAACTCAATACCCGCATCACCGAAGCGGCCGATAAAACCCTCTCCACTTATTTCGGCAAAGACCTCGAACGGCTCGGGGTTGGCAGTTTTTCCGAGGCGATCGCGAAAAACCTCCTCTCCCCGAAAATGATCGAGGATGTCATGGACGAGTTTTCGGGAGATCTCGAATCGAACGCCGCGCTAAAAAATATCCTAGAGATGGCGAAACGGTACGTCTCTACCCGACAGGATATTCTATCCTCGGAAAAAGAGATTCAGGCGATCAACCGGGAAATTATTACCGAGCGGAAGCGTCGCCAGATAAACGAGAAACAGGCGGGGAACGAGGTTCTTATCGCCGGGAAACAGGAAAAACTCTATTCCTCTACCCCGACCGGAAAACTCCGCTCGTTTCAATCGTCCGAGACGCGGCTATCCCTAGAAGAACTTTACAAGCAACTGGCGATCGAGCAGGAACGGCTCGCGGCTAACGTCGATGATCCCCTCCCGATTAAATCCAATATCGCCCGGATTAAAGCGAATATCGCCCGGACGAGATTATCGCTACGGGATCAGCAGAACGACCTCGCCGAATTCTACGCGACCACGGCGATCGAGATCGAGGCGACAAACAAATTAATCGGGCTAACATCCCGAACCGTATCGAGTCAGGTCAAGACTTTCGCCCGCGACCAAACACTGATCGAACTCGGAAAACTTTACAAACAACTCGCGTTCGAGCAATCGAAGCTTAATGGGACACTCAAGGGCGATCCCCTCGAAATTAAAGCGAATATCGCCCGAATCCAACTTCAGATCGAGCAAGCGAAACTATCCCTACGGGATCAGTCTTTCGATCTCGTGGATTACTACACGAACCTTCAAAAACAGATAGTCGATCTGAGGGTATCGATCGAGGATTTCCAGATTCAATCGTCCCGCGAGGTGCGGGGATTCCGGGAAGCCTACGGGGATATGATCCGCGGGTTACAGCGGTCGCTTATCGAGTCCGAGAACGAATTTCGGGCGAGTCAGCGTAGCCTAGAGGGGCAACGTTTACGGGTATCGATGCTAGGGAGTAGAACCCCCGGCGTGAATTCCCTACAGAAACAGATAGACGAGCTAATCCTACAGTACCGGGATGAAATCGCGTCGATTCAGGGAGAGGCGGACGGATTGCGGACAAAACCGCTCGATATTCAAGATCAATCGATCCAGTTCGCCCGACAGTTGCGGGATCTGCAAGAGCAGATCTACGACGCGGAACGGAATCGCCTCAAACAGCTACGGGATTTCTGGACGCAACAGGTACAGATAGCTAAAGAGATCGAGCGTCAGCAGTTAACATTTAAGTCGCTTAACGAGATATGGGCGGGAATTCTGGAGAATTCCAAGAAACTCCTCGCCCGATCGGGAGAGATCGCCGGCGGGAAATCCCCGAAAATAGCACCGGCGATCGGGGGCGCGGGTAACGCCGGGGCGATGAAGTCCGAGGCGACGCGGCAGGGAACCCCGAACAATCCCCGAACATTACAGCGCGGGGATTACATCGACTACGGCAACGGACAGATCTATAAATACGATCCCTCGCCTACCTACGATCCGAAAACCCGCACGTACCGGGAGACGGTCAACGCCGATAATATTCAACATCCCTCGGTAGTGCAACAGGTTCAGACCTCGGGATCGGCGGAATTCGATCGTCTTCTGATGCGCTCGGGACTTTATAAAAATTGGGAGGGATTCGCCCGCACCGTTCTCAACCCGAATCTACAGCCCCTTACACCCGAGGAACGGGCGAACTACAACGCGGGCAACGTTCCGAAATACTCGGGAGCGTTATCGGGTCAACCGATGGCGAATATCCCGCTCGCCCCACTGCCCTCGTTCGACTACGATCGGGCGCGGGAACTCGACACGCAGATCCGCATTAACCGGGAACGAACGCTAGAGAATCAGAAGGCCGAAAACTTACTCAAGCTCGAACGGGCGAGACGGGAAAACCTCGATCGGATCGCGGGATTGATCTTACAGACGCGAGAGAGTCGGATTCAAGCCGAGATCGGACTGAGGGACACGGGCGATAGTTCCTCCGATCTAATGCTTTCCTCGAAAGGGTATCTAACTTTCTCGGAAAGAGTCGAGCAGACCCGTCGCAACGGGAACCGCGAGATCGAGAAACAGCGCGAGGGTATCCAGTCACAGATCCGATCGCTCGGACAACTTACCGATAGTTTCGCTAAAAACTCGGAAGAAACGCGGGCGCGGCTACTGAAAGACACCGGCAACGATGACGCTTTCAACGCCCTCGCCGCGGAGAACAAGCGGAATCTAGCTATCCTAGAAGGCTATAAAGCCCTCGACGATCAACTCGCCAAGTACGGGCAGATCCGGGGCGACGCGGCCGCTACCCGAGCGATCGAGGAAGAACGGGTGACGGCTCTCGAACGCTACAACAATCTGATCGCCGACGGTATCGACGCGAGTAACCGGATGAACCCCCTCGGGAACCTGTTCAATACCGGGGAATCCCGAAAACTCCGGATAGAAGCGGACTTCGCGCGCCGTCGCCTCGAACTCAAGCGGTACGCGGAAGAGGGATCGCTTTCCCCGCAAAAACTCGGGGAGATGTCGGCCGCGCTCGATAAAATGCAACAGGCCGATCTCGCGTCCGCGTTTATCGAGGCTAATCCCGCGGTAGGGGCGTTCGGGGATCTGTTACGGGCCGCGTTCACCGGCGGGCGGGATACCTTGCAACAGATGCTAAACGTTCTGATCAACTTCCTACAGAAGATCGGGGAGATGGCGGCCAATCAACTACTAATGCAGATCTTCGGGGGAGGGGGGAAAGCGTCACCCGTCCCGACCGGGGGCGGATCGGGATTCGGATCGGGAATTCTCGGGGCTTTAGTCTCGGGAATCATAGGCGGGGCTACCGGGGGGTCGTCGTCTTTCGCGTCGCTCGCCCCGACATCTTTCACGGGCGCGTCCTCTTATTCCCTCGGAACGGGACTTAGCCTCTTTAGTTCCGGCGGGAAAATCGGAGGCGACGCGCCCGTAGAGAAAAATATGGTTTCCGCGTTCCGGCGCGAGCGGTCTATGAGCGGGGGAAGAAATCCCCGGCTGATCGTGGCTAACGAGGACGAGTACGTTATCCCCGCGAACGAGGCCAGATCCTATCTAGAATATAAAAACGCGCCGGTTAAAAATTACGCCGGCGGGGGATTCGTCGGGGGAACCGGCTATAATGTCACGACCTCGAATAATTCTTCCTCCGATCGCTCTCTCGCGATCACGAATGTCAGTAACATCACGATAGAATCGCGGAACGATATGGGGTATTCTCTAACCCAACTCAAAGAGCGCGAGAACGCGCAGAACGAGCGGACAAAAAGGAGATTTTTCGGATGAGCGAGCTATCGGAGAAAAAGCGGGTTCTAGCGATCGTCGGGGTATTTCTCGGGGGGGCGGCCGCGCTGACTTTTCTCGATTCGTGCCGGGGGGATCGGGTTCTATACGGAAATCACTGCATTGTCTACCGAAACTCGGTAGCGATGGATTCTACACGGAAGAATGATAATGGTGAACACGCCTGTTATTGCGCCAATCGGTGATCGGATCGTCATCGAGGCGATCGGGTGGATCGGGACTCCGTGGTATAGCAATCAGTCCAAGAAAGGGATCGGGTGCGATTGCGTCGGGTTCCTCGCCGGGGTCGGCAGGAACGTCGGCTTTCTGCCCGAGGATTTCGCGCTCGAAAATTACGAGCGGATTCCCCGAAGCGATTTTCTCGTGAAGTCCCTCGATCGTTACCTGTACCGGATCGATAGTTTCCCCCCGATCGCCGGGGACATACTCGCGTTCCGGCGGGCGGGAGTGATCACCCACGTCGCGATCCACGCGGGGGAAGGGGCGATGATCCACGCGGACATGGATTCGGGCGTGATCCGCTCCTACCTCGCGGAATATATCAAAACCCTCGCCTATATCTATCGGGTACAATACTAAAAGAAACTTTAGTATTCCGCCTTAAAACATGGCCGCCTTTTTAATTCCCGTGGCGATCGGGATCGCAACAAGCGTACTAACCGCGGTACTCGCCCCGTCGCCCCCGCGTCAGCGACAGGGCAAAATCGAGGATACGGGTATCCCCGAGGCGGAATACGGCTTTTCCCTCTCTCTCCCGTTCGGACGGGTAGAGAAAGAAGGGTTAAAAATGATGTGGGGCTTGAAGCTCAAGGAAAAGCGAAAAAAGCGCGGCGGGAAAGGCGGGCAAAAAACCGAAACTTTTACTTATTTCCTCACGGCCGCTTACCCGATCGCCCGAGAGATCGAGTACGTGCGCCGCGTCTGGATGAACGGGATTCTCGTCTATACCCACGGCTCGAACGACAAGAAAAGTCAGAAATTCCTAGAGTGTTGCACGATCTACACCGGAAACCAAACCTCGCCATCGTCGGTAATTCAAGCGAACGAAACGAACCCCGTACCCGCGTTCACGGGATGGAGTTATCTAGTTTTTAACAACTACCCGCTCGCCGAATTCAACGGCAACGGATTCCCGAAAATCGACGTGGAAGTAGTGGGGGAAGGCGGGGAGAATCCGAAGATTAGGGATATTCTAAGAAAAGTCTGCAAGATCGCCGGGATAGCGGAAAACAAGATCGACGTTAGCGGGGTTCCCGATAATATGCAGATCGAGGGATTCGATCTACTATTCGAGGGAACGTCTTTCGCCGATCAGATCGGGGAATTATTACGGGCGTTTTTCCTGATAACCCGAGAGACGAAAGATAAGATCATTTTTAAGCAACAGCGAACATCGAGCGGGGTAGAGTCGATCCCGAAACTATCCCTCGGGGCTAAAAAATTCGGCGATCGCCCGATCGATCTTTACGAGATAAAACAAACGCATTTTCGAGAGATACCTAGCGCGGTCACGGTGAGCGGATCGAACGTTCTCAAGGATTACGATAACATCTCGGTCACGGCAAAAGATCCATCGGCGAGGCACGAGAACGAGCTAACGATTCAAACTAGGTTGATCTCTACCGATAATCTTTTCACTACTCTCGCCTCGCGCGTTCTTTTTCTCGGCAGAACGCAATCGAAAACGCTCTCGAAAATGTTCCTACTGCCCGCGTGGGACGATCTCGCGGTCGGGGATCTAATCTCGTCCGACAGCGATCGGCTTTTCCATCGAGAAGTTTTGCAGATCACGAAAAAAACCCGAGGGGCGGGATACCTGATCGAACTAGAAGCTACTCGGTTTCAGGGGTTTTCGAGCGAGTGCAAGCATATCGCCGTTCTCGATCTGCACTCGTTCAATACAGACGCGCCCCCTCCCGCCATCGAACCGGAAACATTGTATAGCGTTACCGCTACAACGCGCATCACTAGCTATTTCCCGAACGGACAGGAATACTACAGTATTACTAACACGACAACCACACCGCCGATCTCCGGCCCGATAGCTTTTCCCCGATTCTTCCGATCGTGGGATAGTAACGCGCCCTCGAATGTTTTTACCGGTTCCGGCGCGAGCTACCTTCTCCCTTTCGGAGACGGGCAATGGATCGGGGTCGGAGCGGGAGTATCCTCGCCCCCCTCGGAAGATTGGCGCGGTCGGGAAGTGCAACAGTTCAGAATTGTCCGAACTCAAGACGGGCAAGAGATCGATACAAGTTACTATACAAATCGCACTCGCATCGAAAGGGGGACGGTATTTAGTCCGATTATTTCCTACCGCGCGCCCTTAAGATTCGAGACAACCCTCCCCCTCGGGCAGGTATCCCCGACCCCGACAACCGAACTCAGGATCTACGACGCGGACGATAATCTAATATTCACGCAAGATACTCAATACGGACTAGCCGATAATTCTACTTGGGGAGTTGTTACCGACTGCTCGGGGATAGACGAGATCACGAGCGATTTCCTGCCCGATATTACGGTTAATAACCCGTTCGAGTCCGAGGAAAACCCCGCGGGCTACGGTTCCGCTACGGCGATCGTTATTGAGTGTCCCCCGATCGAATCCTCGGACGCGGATCTCGGGATCTACGTGGCGATCGAGGGAGACGCGGACTACCGCGCCGGCGCGCTATTCTATTCCGAGGATGGCGGGGAAAGTTACGATCTCGCTACCGCCATCACGGGCGAGAGCGTAACGGGAACGGTATTAAGCTTTAGCGCGAATTTCAATAATTCCTCGCCCGCGTTTATCGATGACTTCAATTGGATTCGGGTACGGATGGACTCGGGCGAGATAGAGCCGGTAACGCTCGAAAAATTCCTATCGGGAAAACAACTCGGCTGGTTTTCCACGGGCGAAATTCTCGCTTTTAAAAACGCGGAAATCGTCTCGAACAGTCCGCTCACCTTCGATATTTCCTACACGATCCGCGGGCTAAAGGGAACCGAGGCTTTTATCGATAATCACGCGATCGGTGAAAGGTTCGTACTCCTCACCGATTACCTCGTTCGCTTACCCGTCGATACGTTCGACGTGAACCGTGAATTACACCTTAAAGTCGTGCCGGACGGACTCGCGGAAACGGAAGTCGATACCGAGACGATCCACGCCGTCAAATTGGAGAGCGTCAAACCGTTCCCGGCGGTCGTGACCTCGGAACGGAGCGGGGGAGATGTGATTATCTCGTGGTATCGTAGAACGCGCTTAAACGGGCGTTGGACGGATTATATCGATATTCCCTACGCCGCGGGAGAACTAGATACTTACACGGTCAGAATTTACGATGGCGACGCGGTAAAACGCGAGTTCGCGACCGGGGCGGGAGAGCGATCGGTCACGTATACCGCGACGCAACAAGCGGCCGATTGGGGTTCTCCTCGTCCGTCGTATGTTGTGCGGGTTTTTCAGAATTCGAGTTACCCCGTAACCTTTAAAGAGGCGCTAGGGGTTAGTATTTAAGCGGACAAAAGATCTGTTCCATTATAAGCGTACTGGATCGCTCTACTAGACTTTTCTAAGTCTCGATTCCATTTATCGGACAGTTCTTTATCCGACAAGGATTCATCCCCTTTTGCCTTGCACCATTCCAGTACTAACTCGGGGCGATAGCCGTGTTTTTTACCGAGTTGTTCGGCGATCGATCTTTCTCTACTCATAGCTTAGATCTCCTCTAATACAGTCTGGTGAACAGAGATAAAGTATTTTTTCCCCGACTCTTTCTCCTGTACCTCGATCTCGGTATCCGTGGGGACTCCATCCCACAAAAAGATAGTTCCACGGGGAATTTCTCCTTTAATGCTTGCGACTAGCGCGCGACCGGGTAACACATCGAGACTACGGGACGCTTTTAATTCAATCATGACTCAAAACTTTCCCCTACTCGGATTCGGGGTATCCCTAATAGGGATTTATTCGGGGCGCGGGGAATGAAATAGCTTTCGACATTAAGCCCAGACTTATTCATTTCAATCCCTAATAGAGATTCATTCGCTCGTACCCCTATCTTATCGATCCCGATCGGAGTTGTCAAGTAAAAAGTTTCTGTTATCTTTTCCTCTCCCGGTGTTAGAGAGTCCATAACACCCCGAAACGTCTACAGGGAGGGGGTTCTAGGTTTTTGTTATGAACGTTCGCCCGATCCTAGACAAAAAAGAGATCGAGATCGGGGATAAGCGAGGTCGTCCGCTAGGATGAAGGATTTCCGTAGAGAAAAAACGAGAGTCGAGGATCGGGGAAACAACAATAACAAAAAGTTAGATCCTATATATATCAATACTTTCCCTATGTTATTAACTCCCCTAACATCGGATAACACTCCTAACCCTTCCCCCTACCTTGACACTCTTCCCCCGATCCGGCTAAACTCGATCCAGATCCCCCGCGGTTTCCCGCGTCCTCTCGCAATTGGATAAGGGGATCTTTATTTTGGGGATTTACTTGACAATTCAAGAAAGGATTGATAGGATTTAAGTAAGTTACACTTTTGTTAGTAGCGAGAGGACAAATGATCGTAGAGAACGTTTCAGTTTCCTATACTCAAAAATTTAACCTAGGGAACTTTGAATCTTTAGAGTTAGGCGTATTTATTCACGCCAAAACCGAGGGGGAAGATCACGAGGCTTGCGCCGAGCTTCTTATCGAACAGGCGCGGGAGCGAGTGCTGACAGAGGCAAAGCGAGTGACCGCCGCCCACGATATTACTTGCCCGTCCGTGAAAAAGTATTTTTACGGCAAGCCTATTGACGAATTCCCCTCGGTTGTTAGCGGCGAGGCAATGGGTTTCAAGATCGGGGAAGTTTCCGACGATATTCCGTTTTAGTTTTATTCAGAAAAACAATGCCTATTAAATCTTTGACCACTAGAAACGCCCGATTTCCGATGCTCGGAAAAATCCGTAAGGGAGACGAGAAAAAAGCGGGAAGTAACCGACCGGGTTCGGATCTAACCTATTTTCGCGTCGATTCCGACATCGACGGGATTAACGAAAAATTCACCCGAGTCTACGGGAAAGAACCAGATCAACTCGACTGCCTTCTCCCGTTCGCTTCCGTCGAACAAGTTTTTCCCGCGTGGATGGAAGAATGGGGCAAGTCCTCGATCGTTACCCGATGCGACGAAGAAACCCGCGTACTTTACGAGGAAAAAGGAAAAATTATCGCTACCCGTCCCCTACCCTGCAAGAAACTAATAGAAGGGGCTGACGGCAATTTCGGGACGTGCGAGTGTAAGCAAGTAGGAAGACTGCACGTCGTATTACCGAAGCTCGGGGAGATGGGCTATTTCGAGGTCGAAACCCATTCAAAATGGGACATCATCGGACTAACCGAACAACTTCTAGCCGTGGAAACCGCCGCGGGGAGTCTGACCGGGATTCCTTTCCTACTAGAGCGCGGGCCGCGGGAACTTTCCTATCCTCTCCCGGACGGAAAACGGGGAAGAAAGACTTTTAATCTACTCTCGATCCGCGTTCATCCCGATCGCGCCGCCAAAGTTTTGCAAGTCATTGAAACCCGCGCTTTCCAACAGTTCACGGGCGAGCCTTCCCGCCCCGAACTGCCTTCTTCGGGACAGCAAAAAGCGTTACCCGCGTCCAACGGGAACGAGTGGGCATCTAGCAAAAAAGACGGGATTCAGTGGGCGGTCAAACAGGGGATGTCGCTATCGGAAGCGACCCTAATAGCCGATCGCTGTACAACCAAGCGAGAGTATTTTGATACGGTCAATTCCCTGTTAAAGGATCGAGTTAATTTCACCGAAGCGGAGATCGTCGGGAACGAGATTAATCCCCAAGTATCCGCGGAAATCGACGCGATGATCGAGGATAGACCACTACTCGAAACCGTCCCCGCGGATGAAGACGAGGGTTTTTAAAAAGCTTGTCAGGGGCATTGACAACGCCGATCATCTCTCAACATCATCGGAAGTAAAATAATGAACATTCATCGCGGAAGTGATGCGCTAGAACACCTAGAATCGATCCTCCCGCCAACTTTCGAGAATCGAATCCTAGAACGTCAAGAACTTTTCCGTCTCGATCTTTCAACCGAATTAAAAAGACTCCGAAAATATCTCGGGCTAACACAAAAGCAAGTTGCGGAAAAGCTAGGCGTTACTCAAAGCTGGATCTCGAAACTGGAGAGTGCAAACCACGATCATACTTTTTCAGAGATCATCGCCTACCTTGCCGCTCTAGATGCTGATTTCGAGTTTCCTATTTTTCTAAACAACGAACAGCATACGTGCGTATCTGCCAGTAAAGACCGCTAAATACCAACATCATCGGAAGTAAAATCATGCTTAATTTTCTTGTTACGACAAATCTAGAAACTCTCAATACCAAAATCGCCGAACTCGGGGAGTGTTCGGTCGTTATGATCGACGGAACCGTACCGGGATGGGAACCGCGTGAAATTGACTGGCATTTCGACCATCATCGACCCGGCGGCGACAAAGTTCAAATTGAAGACATCGAAAAACAGATAGATTTCATGGCGGAAGAAGGAGTTAATTTTTCCGATCTCTGCCCGATAGACAAACGCGATAATATATTATTCGCGACCACTCAGTTAGACGCGGACGCGGTATCTAGCGCGGTACACCTCTACCTAACCTACCTCGCGCCCGATCGAACAAATCTCTATTGTTTTAACGGGAGATACACGGATAACTACAGCAAGCTAGTCGCTATCTCTTACGACTGCGATCACCTCGCCGTCCCGCCCGAACTATCCAATTACGCCGATTTTGCCGCTAAGTGTGTAGCGGGAATGAAATGCGAATCGGACGACCTCGCTATCGATCTCGATATGCCCAAAGATCGGCGGGAATGGACGATCGAGCAGAAGGAGTATTTTCACTCCCGCGCTTTTGAAAAATCCTTTTGGGATCTAGTGAGAGCGATCGAGGGTAAGGATAACTGGCCGTGCGACCATCCGAAAATTTCCGAGTATTGGGAGAAAGTCGAGAAGTTCACGAATCAACTAATCGAGGAGAATCGGATTAGTTTTTATAAAAATTGTGCCGTAGTCACGATGTCGGGGCTAGGCGGGACGTACATCGATCCCCGTTGCACCTATCGGGCGATCGATCGGATTTTAGAAAAGAAAGGACAAAATATCAGCTTTTATTCCCCCATTACCCTCACCCAACGCGAGGTAATCGTGGATAACAAATACCTCGGCAACAAGTACACACTTGCCTGTAATCCGAATCACCCTGAAACTGAAAAAATCGACTTTACAACGGGAACCTATACCACGCTGTCAATAGCGGAAAAAGAACGAGATCCGAGCGAGGAAGGATGGGGCGGACGCGCTACGGTCGGGGGATCGGGGTGGAATACCTGTAGTAATCTTTCTCCGTGGGAAGTGATCGAGATCGTTTTGCGGTGCATCAATTTCTAATAGTTTTCGGGGTTGTTTATAAATCCCGAAAATGAGCGAGATCGAAGAACTAAAACGACGCGTCTATCATTTAGAGAATCAAGTTGATCTATTGACGGAACTCTGTCTAGAACTCAAGTCCGATCTGTGGGTAGACAGTCAGGAGTGTTGCGAGAGGCTTAAAATCTCTCGCTCTACCCTCGAACGTTATCGCAAGAAGGCGAAAGAAGGAGTTCACTACAAGATCCACGGAGAACGAGGATACCGCTACAACTGGCAGAAATTTCAAAAATTATTAGAGGGGAAATGACAATCAAAAAACTTCAGGGAAAAGAAAAAATCCGAGCCTACGGAAACGCCCGCGGGGAATTAATATTAATCGATCCCCGGTTGATTTCCTTCCGCCTCGCTAACGGGGAATTTATCGGGCCGCGGATCGGATTGCACGACGACGGAAAAATGCACGTTCTCCCCGGCGAACTCCCGCTAACCTTCTCGGAAGACCTAATCGCCGCGGTATCGGGAGAGTCGGGATGGAATACCCGTATTTCTTACGACCTCGATTCGATTATCGAACTAGCCGATAAAGTCGTCGCGGCGCGGGCGATCTATCAACCGTTGCATCTAATAGCGGACGGCGATCGCCTCTTCCCGAAAGATGGGCATCGAAGAACTCTCGCGTGGTTTTACAACGCCACGCGGGGGATCGAGATCTCCAACGTCACGGCGATTATCAAGACTCTCGCCCGCGGACAGACGATCCGGGATCTAGAGTACGAAATGCTCTCGATGGGAGTGGACGCGGAAAAGCTATCCCTACTCGATCGGGCGAAAATGATCCGCCGTCACCTACGGGAGGACTGCCTATCGGGATTATCCGAGGAACAATCGCGGGCGCAATTTTGCGAGCGGACGGGATGGAAAAAATCCGACTACGATCGGGTATTAGAGATCTCGACTTTCTCCGCTCCGGTGCTGAAGGCGATCGAGGAAAAAGAGATCGCCGAAACGACGCTACAGACGCTCATGAGGGAACCCGAACTAACTCTATCCGAGAAAGAGAAAATTATTCTCGAATCCGTCAACCTCGCGGAAGAAACGGGAGCCAAGAAGGTCACGGGATCGATCGTCGGGTCGGTCGCGAAAAACCACAAGGAACGGAAACGCCCGAGCTTTTTAAAGCCGAACGGAAAAATCAAAACCCCCAAGGAAATGCCCGTCAAGCCCGTTCAACTTCCCCCGAAAGCGAAAGATATTCGGGACGTGTTTTTAAAGCTCGTCTCGGAAGGAAATTCCCGTAAAATCGGGGACGGGTATACTGTCGATTTTTCGGCGGAATTGTGGGAAAAAGCTGTTAGTTTTGTGGAGAGATTGAAGTGATTTAATCCCCCCGATTCAACCGACGGAACACGTCGATCAGATCCCGATCGTTAACGTGCCGGAGATAGGATTTTTTCCTCGTCTCCCGACTGTGGCCGCCCATCTTCTCCGCGAGATTAGGCGGCCACCCCGCTTTCTCCAATCGGATAACGTAGCAATCCCGGAAAGCGTAGCCCGTCCATAGAATCCCGTTCCGTTTTAGCCCCGGCGTTATCCTCGCCCCGAGATCTTTATTGTCGTGAGTCTCGGGGGATACCGTGAAATCAGGCCAATGCTTTTCTTTCAAGTTCCAACGGTCGACCCATTCCGCGGGACACGGTAGCACCGTTCTCTCTCTCGTTTTCGTGGACGACAGAACCCTCAAAATCGGCGGTTCCCCGTCCATTCCCGATAGATCGAGATGAAATAGTTCGTGCGGCCGCAATCCATAGGCGGCCATTATCCCGGCTATCCATCTCCACGCGGGATTTTTCACCCGGTCGATCGTCTCCTCTATCTCTCTATCCTCGGGTAGATACCGTTCCCCCGGTTCGTACCGTATTCTGTATTTGTTGAAATCGATTCCCAATCCCGCGAACCGCGCGAGCCTCGTGTAGGCTAGACAGTATCGGTTACGCGTCTTTCCCTCTCCCGGACTCGTCTCTCTGACGAGCGTTTCCCTTAGTAGATCCTCGCTTAAAATCGCGTTAGGGGGGAGTTTCGAGTACGGATTGAGATAATCTTCCCGAAAGCTTCTCTCGCGGCTTTTCGTTCGTTTCACTCGGTTCCAGTGGTCGGCCGTTAGTTTCTCGATCCATTCCCTACAACTATCTCCCGACGCGACTAACTCGGGCGATAGCCAGTTTTCCCATTTGAAAGTTCCGAGGATAAGTTCGCTCGATAGGGTATCGGCCTTGATCTTGGCCGCTCTTAGTCCCGCTATCGTCGCGGGCGCGCCCGTCCTTAATTCCTGTTGTCTTTTTCTCCCCGTCACCCGATCGGGTAGCGTCGCCCGTAGGAACAAACGATCTCCCTTCCTCCGGATCGCTACCCTTCGCAACGTTAAATTTGATTCCCTAATCCGCTCGTCTATCTTCCCTAAATCTTCCCTAAAGTCGGACGCGTCGTGACGCATTTAGTGTTTTTTCTGTATCAACTTTAAATCATCGTATCGGACGCTGTAACCCGTTCAAATAGTAGTAAACAGTGGGGGCGAAGGGACTCGAACCCTTACGAGGTGATAAGCCTCAACGGATTTTAAGTCCGTCGATGTAGTTCCTGAAAGCCTCGCCATTTCTAACTTCTGTCGGCCGCTGAAAATCGATTCCCTAAAACTTCCCTAGATCGTTACAATCGACTACGCGCCGATCAATCGATCTTGTAGAAGTCGGTAGAATTCCTTTTGAACCTCTTTCGGCGCGGACGTTAAATAACCCTCTACCTCTTCCTTGCTAACCTCGCGCGTCGTCGCGAATTGAATTTCCTCGATACGGGCGAAAAGCGATTGCAATTCCCCGACGATAACGGGAGCCTTAACGCGGATGTCGGCGTTGCGGAACATCTCCGCGGCTAGGTTCGGGCTTAAATCGATACCTCCCTTTTTCCGATAATCGGGATCGCCCGTCAACTCGTTAATCGATTTCCAGTTGCCGTTTAAGTAAGTAACGAAAGAATCGGTATCGAGTCCGAAAACCGCGGCGAGAACCCGCATATTCCCGAGGTCGGGGCAGGACGCGATACGCGGTAATTCCCAATTCTGAATCGCCCCGACG